CAGGCTTAATCGGGTTCTCCCGATCATCACGAAGTGTTAATTATAGAACCCCTCTAAAAAAGATGAAGGTTTTATGAGACGAAGAATGATTGAATATACTAGGGGGGGGGGATTGATGATCATACTAGGTTTTTGATGAGATTCAATGGTAATTTTAAGGTAGAGGGGAATCCTACTCCCTCTGGCAATCTCTTTATAGCCAATAATGGCAATCTTATCACCGATGGCTCAATACAATGTGTCCAATATAACAAAACGGATCCTTTTCTTTATACTATCATAAACACCAAAGAATCGTTATTGCCTGAGCTGTTTTATGACGGTCATCCATTTACTATAGACTTTTGGTATAAGTCAACCAATCTTGTTACAAGTTGTTTGGTTGAGCATGAATATCCTAATGGTATTTTTTATTTTGGTGTAGTTTCAACAGGTACTGGTTTTTATTTTTTATTTCAAGCTCAACAAGCTGGTTGGCATGTTGATAGAGTTGAGGCAAACAAATGGTATCATATAGCTATAGTCAGAAGCAGTAATGAATATGACATATTAAGATGTTTTGTTAATGGTATACTTATTATTAACACGAAAACCAATAATACGCTTTCCCTTAGGTCTTATAACCTAGGTATTAATACACGAGGTGATGGTATGGATAACGGAAATTTTATGATGGACGATTTCAGGATAAGTGATATAGCTAGATGGGAGTCAGATTTTGAACCTCCAAAAAGAAAGGGATTATGATCTACCATAATCCCTTGCCATTCATCCTTACCCACGTATCAACCAAAACCAAAATGAGGTCAGTCCCGGATTCGAACCGGGGTATATGGTTTTGCAGACCACCGACTAAACCGCTCATCCAACCGACCGCATCGCGAATATAAAATTTTGTCTTTGACCAGACAACTTCTTTGACCAGATTTTTACTCAACTAGAAACTGCCTTGAAGAAAATCCCTTATCTAGTAAATACCATGTGAGGCAATATCTCTTTGAGGTCTATCTCTGTTGACACCAAAGGAAATGTGGCGGCTCCGTAAGGCAGGGCAGGAGGTATCCCCACACGGCCGGCCAGGAGCGGAGCGACTCGTTGCCTACCTCCCTTTTCCCCTTGGCGTATTACGCTTAAGCGTTGGAAAGAAGTAAACATATCAATTCATTAACGTCTGATGTAGGTAGTTGTTTGTCGATTAAAGATCCATAGACAACATAAGTAGATGTCAAAAATACACTAAACTAAATTATTGATATAAGTTATTGTTGAGATCTTGATTTTTCAATCTACTACATATTTTCATGTTAATGTAATTAAGTTATATACTTTAGATAATAACAAAGCGTTAGCTAACTCTTTTTAATCAATCAACTTATGATATAAATAAAGAAAATCTTTATAATGAGACTCCCTTCTTAAGGGGGCGAAAGTTTCTTATATCACATGTCACAAAATAGACAACTGTGTTTATAAAAGAAGGTGGATAAATAAATGCATCTCTTTTCTTAACTATCCCTACGATAGTCTCCCTACGCAATGTCCAAGTTGGATTTCGACCATAGCGATCGCCGTAAAAAGCCGTGATCATAAACAAAAAAAATGAGTACTTTCACAAGCACTCATTTTGAAATGACAAAGTTTTTAGTATCTTTGTACTATACAAAAAAAAAAACATATGGCAAATTTAACATTAATATTCGACCAATTCGTATCTTTCTCTGAAAAAAAGAGGATGTCAGAAGAAAATAGAGCTTTGAGGAGGGATTCCGGCAAGGTCATCCTACCTTATTTGCTTAATGACAATGCTAATCCTTGTTGCGATAACCCTAGGATAAAGCGTCAATCATCATCCAAGTCAGAGATACTTGAGAAGCCGATATCGGAGACGTTGATAGGCATTCTTATCATATGTCTTGACCCTATAAGGTTTAGGGCGCTGGGGGTCCAATACAACATCAAGTGGTTCTATTACTTTGTGAATGAGATAGTTAGTTACTATATTAAGCACCATCGTCTTGGTGGTGATAATCTTGCTTATCAGATAAAGTTAGTTAGGTGGCTTTTGATCAGTTATGTTAACGTGGCTGTTGTCCACGGTTATTATGCTATGGTGAGGAAGGTGAAGAAAGAGCATCCTGATCTTTTTGTGCATAGCAACAATGCGAGGTATTATTATTGGGACAATTGCCCTTCTAAGCATCATAAGCTAGAGGATGAACGAAATATAAATAATCCTACCTATAAAGCCCATGAGTGCAATAGGAAGCGTGCCGAGGATATCAAGCGTGTTGTTTATGATTCTATGGATTCGATCAGGAAACGTGACCTTAAGGATTTTGTGTCCTCCAAGAACAACGGGGTGAGCATTTCTTTTAAGGAAAAGGTTCAGAACAAGGTCAGGAAGAAGGGCTTTGGTAATGTCAGTATCAAGACCATAGAGAGGGCTATAAAGAGCTATTTAGATGAGCGTGGTGTCACTTTCTCTGAGTTCGTCGATGGGGTGAGGAAGTTGGATAGGAAGATAAAGGAAGTCAAGTCCGCTTTTGGCAAGGTTAAAAGGATTAAGATCTTTGGCGTCAAGGCTTATGATTATGTGTCTGGAGATGAGATAGTTGATGAGTTTGGTATGGCCGCGTTGTCTGATGAGGTGTGGATTCCTGATAATAGCACACCGTTCCTTGATGATTATATTGAATCGCAGTATTTGTCTAACAATTTTAATTTCTAATATTATGGTTAATATAAAATCACATGACTTTTATACGGTGTTTGATGATAAGAAGCAACTTTTTAAAGTATCATCATTATTTGATTCTTTAGATGAATCTGAAGATATAGTAAAAGATTTGATGGATTCTGGCACATTCATGTATGTTGTTGACGAACGACTGTCTATGATATGGGTGGATATATTTATGATGATAGAGCTTCTTGGGGAATATGATGGTGGGGATGTTAAGGATTTGGCTATTAAATGCTCTTCTCTCTATTTGAAAGATAAGGTGATGCGTTTAATTGTCGATTATGTCAATTGCGATTCTGATGATTATGATGATAGCGTTGATCCTATATTGAGTTATTGTAGCAATCTTATTCATAGTGGTGATGGGAATATTGATTATCTGCCATTGTCCGACATGGTAAGTTTGAATGTAGGAAATTATATGTCAGATGACATGTTGAAGCTATTTGATATTGCCAAGGAAGACAATCGCATAATATCTATATTGTTTGTTTTGTTAAGTAGACCGTATGTTGACGATTATGGTTTTTTTACTCTTACTGATTTGCTTTCTATGATGATTGATAAAGGTTTTATTGGTGATCGTGATGATATAGTGAATGCCTTAGGCTTATCTTAAAGTAGGTTTATTGTATTGGTATGACCCTATTTTGTATCTTTGCTTAAAAGTAGTAAAGATGAATCAGATAAATATCATACCGAAGATAATTCATGATAAGTTTGCCGCTAGGATTATCATGGATGATTACGATATAGAGAAACCTATCGTTATTACTGTCGTGGCTAGACGTAACGATGGTGAGTATAATACCCAGATATTGACATACCCTACATCTGGTGTTGATTATGAGGGTAATGTAAGGATAGTGTTTTTTGATGTCGCTAGGTCTCATGTTTGCCAGATAACATCGGTATTTATCAACGGTCATGAGGTCAAGACATATTATATCGATATTCCGGATCTTGATATGCAAGCCCGTTATGACGATAGCTTGTGCCGGTACGACAAGAAGGTTAACATGAACGATATCCGCTTGTCGTTTCAGGTGCTAGAGACACGTGATCCCAAGGTGTTGCAGGTATTGGATGAGTCTGAGTGGGGGCTGCTGGAGGATAGGAAGGCGATTATCGAGATCACTACGCCGGGCATGTCCGACCCCGTTACGTTGTTTCTTGGCAAGAATCAGGTCAATACCTTTACCAGCCTAACACTAGGTCTCAATTGTTTTAATTATGATGATTGCAATGTTAAGTATCTTGATCTTCCAGACGGTATATATGACATTAAGATCATAGGTAGCCCTTCCACTTACAATTTCAGTCGCAAGTATCTTAAGACGGATCTTATACGCAGGCGTCTTGACCGGCTATGGATTAAGACTGATGTCTTATGCGAGGACAAGGATAAGGATCTTATAAATAAGATACAGGAGATGGAGACGCTTATGACTGTAGCGGAAGCTAATGTTAGGCTGGATAATATAGAGGCGGCTCATGAGATCATTGATCGTGTTGGAGAGCTTCTTGAGATGGCTACTAATTGCGTGGATTGTTGAATTTTAAAGATATAATTATGGGTTGTAATACTTGTAAGGAAAAGGCGTTAAAGGCCGAGAGGGAAAGGATTGAGAGAAGCATGATGAATCATTCTTCTTCTACCGCTGTTAGCGATATGGAGTACGCTTCTAGAAGTACCGCTGGTTGTATGGTTATGCAAGATCCGTTGCAGACCATGGAGCGTGACGTGGTTAGTATATATAAGCAAGTTCGTACTAAGGGTGATGGCGTTGGTGTATCTTATCTTAATATGCAGAAAAAGATCCGTGAATGGATCAAGAACCTGCCGTATGGATGCCCGCCTGACGAGGAGGTACAGGAAATGAGAAAGGAGATTCTCGATGGGCGCGCAGAGCATATCAAACCTTGATAGAATAGATCTATGTAAGGTCGTAGACGAATGGCTGTCTTGTCAATGGGGTAGATATATGAGATACCATAGGTATAGGATCGGGGACAAGCCCGATATATCCTATTGGGGCAAGATAATTCGTCTGCAAAGATCATTATGCGATAATGATTGCGGGTTATGCCCGGATGAGTTAAGATCGTTAAAGGAACGTGTTAATAAGTTACTGGCATGAGAAAATACAGTTGTTCACATATAACTCCGTCCACTTGCGTACCTTACGAGGGTGATCTTCCAGAGTGGTCAAAGCATAAGGACTCTGATGAGTGCGTTATGATCTCTGACGTGATAGAGGAGATATACGATGAGCTTACCCGTATTAGGGAGGCTATAGACGTCCGGGATCTTGGTGAGTCTTGTGTGAAGGTAAATGGAGATAAGACTGTCGCTAAGGTGCTTTATGCTTTGGAGGATAAGATTTGTAATAGGTAACGAACCAATGGAGAAAAGTCGACATTGGTGATAATCAGATGTATAGATATTGATTTATGATGTATTACTAGATGTTAAGCTACTGTAAATCAAGTATACAATTTGTAAGGAGTCTTCTAAATAAGTAGGTTAGATAGATACTCTTGTAAGTTGTAAAATATCTTTATGTGTTAGATATAAAAAATAGCCAATTGATTTGTCATAGACGATTCGATTGGCTATTTTTGTATGTCCATCATATCTCACGATGTAATGGACATAGGTTAATTTATTATGAGTGCAAATATAATTATTTCCAATGATTCTATGAATAATAGTAGTAGGATTTTGGCGTTTAAATCCAACGAAAACGGATTATCTACAATATTTAGCTACAATGGTAATGATATAACTTTCAAAACAGAGAACGGTATCACTTATGTGAATGCTACCGAAATGGCGAAGCCGTTTAAAAAGAGACCAAATGATTATTTATCGTTATCTTCTGTAAATGAGTTAATTAATGCCATTACCAGAAAATATGGTAATGCTGATTTTCAGCCTGTTACGATTATCAGGGGTACGGTTAGTCCTGGCACATGGATGTGTGAGGATCTGGCTTTGGATTTCGCTCAGTGGCTTAGTGTTGATTTTAGGTTATGGTGTTTGGATAGAATTAAAGAGCTTCTCACTACAGGCAAATGCGTGATTCCTGATTTTAATGATCCTCCCGCCGCTGCTGAGGCTTGGGCTAAGGAATATCGTGGCAGGGTAGCCGCCGAGAAGCTGGCGTTAGAGGAGAGGGCCAAAGCCGAGGAGATGGCTAAGGTCCTTGAGTCGAAGAAAGAGGATATAAAATTTTCAGAGTCGTTTATCATGTCTGGAGAATCAGATTTGCTGGTAAGGGATTTAGCCAAGAAGCTTGAGCAGAATGATATAATTATAAGCGATAAATGTCTTCGTGATTTTCTTGTTAAGATAAAGATAATAGTTAAAAGGATCAAGGTTAATGGAGATTGGGAGATTACGGCTAACGCCGTAAAGAAAGGATTTGCTCATTATCGGGATAAGAATATATGTACGGAATCCGGAAAGGTTGTATATGCAAGGACTATCTATATAACAGGAAAGGGTTACCGGTATATATTGTCATCTATAAACGGTAGTAAGAAAAGCGATTTTATATTATGTGGAGGCATGTTCAGGGATTATGGCGTTTTTGCCGGATCGGAGTCGTTTAATCACTGGGATAATTAATTCCATTTTTGCCCAAAAATTGATAATCAGGCAACTGCGTATTTGCATTTACGGTTATGTGTCTCATATCGGTAAAATATTTATCTTTGTGACAAAGTGAATCACAATGGTATACGGTAATAAAGAAATAGTTCGGACGTTCACCAGAAATAACCCGCCTTCCGGGTACGTGGGCGGCTCTGTTGACTACCGGGTCCCGGCCAACGTCTATTTTGGCGATACGCAGGAGGAGGCTGACAACAAGGCTGAGGATGATATCAAAGCCAACGGTCAGGACTACGCCAATACATATGCCGACATAATACCGGCTGTATGGTATAATGATCAGGTATGCGATGAGTTTATCAAGAACAATTGCGTAAGCGGTAGGGGGTCCAAGGAGCAGGTATGCATAGAGGAAGGCAGGTTTGTCTCTTACGTATCTAAGAAAGATGCCAATGATAAGGCCAGGGTGGAGCTTGGACGGATCGGGCAGGGAGAGGCCAACTCCGTCGGGGCTTGCTGCGAGGACTGGGCCTCACAGCCTCTTCGTGGCGTTTTCTACAAGAACGATTGTGAGGCTGGGACATCAGGTAAAGAAGGTATTGTATATGAATTGCCAGTCGGAGCCGTCATATCCGATATATCCCAGATTGATGCTGATACGTTAGCTTATAGGAAGTTCATGAAAGAAGGACAGGAGAAGGCTAACTCCGAAGGTAGTTGCTCCCCTGTATTCTATAATACTACGATCGGTGATTGGTTTGAGAAGGTATGTCCGTTTGGATATAAATCAGGTAGGGTATATTATTCTATCAAAGCCAATAGGTTTAGATCATGGATATCAGTAGAGGATGCCAACGCCAAAGCCCGTGAGGTTTTGATGGTAGAGGGGCAGGAGTACGCTGATCTTAATCTTGAGTGCGAGAAATGGATTGAGAATATTGATCAAGAGGATCAATGTTATTGGTAAGAATGCGTTTGTGTTTTCCATAATAACCTCAAATAGTATTAAAATCGATAAAAATTATTAGTCGTTTTTAATATACCCTTTAACAGGGTCAGGTTATTAGCCTAAGCCTTGAAATAGAGGCTACGTTGGTCAGGAATATATAGTTACCAAGGGATGTTTACCCAAGTTCCTTGCTCTAAGGCAGGTGGTTAAAAGGAGTAGCGTATTTGGTGAAACAGTGCCGCCTACGCGAAACCCTTTCCAACATTGGCGATGGGTACTAACAGGAGCGATCCTGACTTATCCCTTAACCGGGATTACATTCCAGGGGAACCCTCGGGTTCCTGAGGAATGTTTTAAAGCTTGTATGTAGTTTAATAAGTTTAACAGATTTATTAATATGGATGATTGTGAGCATAGCGTAATTTTGGATTATTTTTCACGTAAATATTTTAATATGAGAGATAGCGTTGAGGTGGTAGATACGTTATCTGGAAAGACTATTCGTGTGGATAATGATCAGTATATTCGTATTCAGGATTTAATACTTAAATTGGATATGCTTTTTATTGAAGATCCTTACAAATGTAGGGTACTGATGGATATACTTGATATAGATTATATTTATCTGTCTATATTTTCTATGAAAAATATTTGCACTAAAAGAGATAAGCCCTATAAAACATATATAGCGTTTGATGAGAATACGCTGTTATATAAAATAGGTAGATCTTCTAATCCATTTAAGAGGATAAAAAGCTCTTCTACATTTTCTCCTTTTGTTAAATTGATGTTTGTGTCTGACAGAGATATAGAATCGGTCATTCATGATAAATATAGTAAATATAGAAGATTGGGAGAATGGTTTGATTTATCCGAAAAGGATTTATGTGATATCGTGAACAATTATGGCTTTATTAAATATGAAGAAAGATGAGGGATAAAAAGTATGTGTGTATAACTGATTTGATGAATAAGGCTAGAGATATTGATAACAAGAGTATAAAATTATCTGATGTTATCAAATATCCTTCGTCGTCTCTTGTGATAAAATCGTTCCTCTCTTCTTTTGGGATAGATTTAAAAGACGAGCCTGTTACTTTGATGGTCTTAAAAAGAGAAGGCTTCGCTAAGAGAATAGGCAAGGGCGATGGGCAGAAGTGGATGATAGAATTTAACCTGTCTTTTATATTGCTATTTTTAGCTTTTGGGAGTTTAGCATATGATTTGCTGTACGATAATATTTGATTGATATTACAATTTGTAGAAGCCGGGAATAATTCTCGGCTTCGTTGTTTAATAACGTATGTTGTCTTATAATCAAACCAAAGGTGATCATATATAACCTTGTATCAAGCGAAAGGTTGTATATATTTATACGGAAATCCGTATCGGGTTCCACCAAAACCCTCTACCTTCTGGTAAGATACTTACATCGAAGGCTTCTTTTGCTGATTTTCTGATGATGTTAAATGCGGCGTTGATATCGGCGTTAATAATACCGCCTGAAGATGTCTTGAACAATCCTCGTTTGACACGTCTTCCGGCATATTCCTCATGCTTGCAAATCTGCTCGTTATCCAAGAAACTACATTTTGAGGTATAGGATTCCTCAACGATCTTAACGTTGATTCCCTCAAGTGTAGCCTTATATGATATCATTGAGATAAACATATTAAAAGGAATAGATACAAAGTTCTGGTTGTTCCGTTTCCCGATATTGATCTCTTGTTTCCAGCATCTGTTATGACCGATTACGATCGTATTAATGCCATTGGAGACTACGTGATTAATCAATACCCTACTGGCCTTATGCAGATAATCCTTGATCTTGTTATTCCTTTTGTTGGTTAACGACCTTATTTGTTTTGAGACTTGTTTATTGTCTTTTAATCTTGATTTTAAATATGCTAGTCTTTTATTGTAATACTGGTTGATAGATTTTAGAGGCTTACCGTTGATGATAAAACAAGAACCGGTATTTGATACACAGGACGCAAGATTGTTAAGCCCAAGATCAATACCAAGGTAATTACCGTTATTGGGCATAAGATTTTTATCTTTCTTATTATATACGATTTCAAGAACAATATATCCGTTTTTAGGTAAAAATCTAAGTTGTTGGACATCATGTTTGTTGGTTCTTGTAGTGAAAGAGAATTGCTTTGGCAGTTTAACAATACCTTGCTTTATCCATTTCTGAGAAAAGGCCGTTGTCGGGAAAACAGCCATAAACATTCCGTCTTTGTCAAGATACTTAGGCATCCTAACTTTCTCAGAATACTCACCTCTACTTTTCTTGTTAAGAAGATTGAAGAAGGATTTGAAATTCCTGTCAACCATCATAAGTACCTGTTGGGCTACTGGTGCTGGTAATGCCCTATAGTCTGGATCATTTTCTGTTCTTAACTTCTTTTCAAGGGAGTAGTAGTTGAGGTATTTATATTTAACGGTATTATCATTCTTATATTGAAAGTAATGTTGTCTAACAGCATACAATCCTTTGTTGTATAAGTTCTTGCACTTATGCAACAGGTCTTGAAGCTCATTATAATACATCGAGTTTCGCTTGATTATATGTTGTTCGACTAATCTCATGGCACAAATATATAGATTATTATTTATATATAAAAATAGTTTGATGTATTTCCGCTGTAACATTATACGCAATTGTCTTATTGTAAAATAATTCGATATATTTGTGATGTTTATTCTTGTATAATTACTTAATATTATAGATATGTGTAATACAGGTGGTTGTTGTCATGATCATTCACGGGAACGTCCCGAAGAGTGTTGTCATGGCGTTAAGATAGATAGGTTTCTTAACAAATGCCCTGAGGATCCTTGTGATCCTTGCGATAGGGATTGTCAGGACGAGCCTTGTGTTGGCTATGGATGTCCTATAGTTTTATATGATAAATGCGTCTTATACTCAGGAGATGAGTTGGTGGTGGACGGTATAGAGAAAGGCACTGATATCTCTGTCGTTGTAGACTCATTGAGGCGTATTATAGCGTCTAGGGATAAGCAGATAGATTTATGCCATCGTGAGGTTCTGGATTTGAAGAAGATTATAAACGAGCTTGTCAACGCCGGTGGTAGCGGCGGGGATAGCGGAACTGAAGAGGAGGTTTGGTGATGAACGGTTGCAACAAAAAACAATATAGGCCTACTATAGACGACACGAAAGTACCGTGCTCTACGTACATGAGTACCGATTGTATTTACCCCGGTGATAAGGTACGTGTGGAATCATTGGGATTATCCCCTAATTGCGATATGTCCGATACCCTTAACGCTATGATAAAGGCTATACGGGATAGGGATGCTGAGATACTTAAATTAAGAAGAATGATCAACAAATTGATTTGATATGAGAAATAATTGTAATCCATGTAAGCCGGAATATAGACCTGGGGACGAGTGTAGTATCTACAGTTCCCAGATCATATATGACGGTCAGTCGTTCCCTGAGGCAGATATCAGGAACGGTGATAGCATGAATAGCGTAATCGAGTCTCTGGTAAGGAAGCTGGTTGCCGTATCTGGTGCCACGGCATCCATCCAACGTGACTCGTTCAAGGGTGTTCAGGCTGTCAGGTTAAGATACGAGCCGTTGAATGTGCTCAGCGTTACCTATTGTGGTACTATCGTCCCTAATGACGGATATGTCGTTTCTGGTAGGTCCGTTAAGTTTAAGAAGAAATATTGCATGGGTGATGAGTTCACTGATGTTAATATCGTATATACTACATTGAATAGTAATATTTTAAATACTTCTTGTTATGGCTAAGAGAGTGTACGATACGGTCTTGGCTTCCGATTGTGACGGCTGGGTATGTGGTGAGATCCTCAAGAAGGGATCTCTCCCCGTAGACAGGTTAGAGCTTGATTCTTTTTCAGAGGCTGTCAGGGAGCTTATAGAACGGTTTTTTGAGGAGGGATGGTTGCCGGATATGATCTGTGATCTTGGTTGTGGAGGCGCCAGCGTATTTGAGATTAAGCCTACTAACTTCGAGTATCCTCCTGAGGGTGGAGAGAAGATCCTTGAGATTATTGTCGGCAAGAGTGATAAATGGACTATAACGCAAGCGGATTGATATGGCTAGTAATTTAAAAGATATTCTTGCCAAGATCGAGCAAGGCTCCTCATGGGTGTCCTACGACAAGATTTCCGGTACCGGCCCCGACAAGGTGGCTATTAAGGTAGAGCCGGGATGGATGGGTAGGTTGCCTAGGGAGACTTACGTAGCGGTCGAGAAAGGCAAGGTTACGAAGCTCGCTACCATAACCCAGAAGGGCATGGAGCGGGTAGGCGTGGATCCGACCAATATCATGTTCGATATGGAGGGCGGGACGGCGGTCATCAACGCCAAGCTTAACTCCGCCTCGGTCAAGGCCTCCTGCCTTACCCTTGGTGGCTCGGTGAGCAAGTCTTATATAGTCTCCATGAACGTGAACGGCTTATCCATGAAGGTCCCGGAAGAGGATAGCAGATATATAGTGTATGCCGATCCTGAGGATCCCGGAGCCACTGATTTGTATGAGGCTAGCTTTGTCATAGCTATGCCTAAGAATATGGATAACGAACAGCATCATGAGATGTTTGTCTTGAACGGTAAGGTTGTTAATATCAATCAACAGCCTAATGATATACCTTATATCATACTTGATCATGACTTCGATAACGTGACTAGCGAGAACGGTCAGGTTGTCATCGATATCAAGTCCAATACCGAGTATGATATCGAGCTGGTATGTTGCACTTGCGGTGATGGTAGTGAGCCGGAACCGGAACCACCCTTCAACGTGGATCCGCAAAGGTTGACGCTTAATAAGGATGGTGATACCCAAATCGTGAGGGTAGAGGCCGGAGATGATGTTTCATGGAGAATAACTGAAGGATAATATGGCAAGGGAAATAGATAAGAATTGTGTCGAGGGTAATTGCTTTGCCATTAACGACAAGAGCCATGGGGTAGGCGATAATAAGCTTAATATCGTATACAAGGCTAATTATACCGGTCAGATCTGTACGGCTAAGTTCCGTATAACGTCAAAGGACGGTAATATTGTCAAGGAGTATATGATAGCTCAGGACGCCAAGCCCGTTTATTATAATATCAAGATGGTTCAGCCGTTCACCAAGGACGACTGTCTGGTCAACCAGCATGGATCGGTGGTGTTGTATACGGTCGAGGAAAGGACTTACAAGTCGTTTATCTCGCAGGAGGACGCAGACGCCAAGGCTATGAAGGATATAGCCCTGAACGGTCAGAAATACGCCAACGAGCATGGTGAGTGTATAACCGATATCTGGTATAACGAGGAGCAGAGAAAGACGTTTATACGTAATAATTGCGATAAGTTCAGTGACGGTCAGGAATATGTTTATATCATTCCTGAGGGCAAGTACGTATCTTCCATCTCTCAGGAGGACGCCGATAGGAAGGCTCTTGAGGATATTGAGAAGAACGGTCAACAACAAGCCAATTTGGAGGGTGAGTGTAAGCCTAAGGAGAATATCTATTATGGTAAGTTTAGTAAGACCTTTACCCGTAACAACTGCGACTCCACGCAATATGGTACTGATGTGGTTGTCGATGAGACGATGGTTACAGGGGACTTCAGATCCATCGTGTCTCAGGAAGACGCTAATAGCCTAGCAAGGGCTGCTGTCGAGGCTCAAGGTCAGGATATAGCGAATATCAAGGGTAACTGTGAGAAGATACCGGTATTTACCGGATCGTACTCCAAGGTATTCCAGAGAACCAACTGCCCTGAGGGTTCTACTCCTGTTGACTTCACTGTGGACGAGAAGATGTGTTCTGGATATCCGTTCACTTCTACGGTATCGCAGGATGCCGCCAACAAGCTGGCGCAGGACGCTGTCGAGGCGCAAGGTCAGGCTATCACCAACGAGCGTGGCGACTGTCAGACTAACGTCTACTATAACGTAAGGATGGAGAAGACAGTCACTAGAAACAATTGCGATGAGTTCCATATCGGTCAACCTTATACTTATGTTGTAGCCGCTGGTAAGTACTTCTCTATTATTTCCCAGAAGGACGCTGATGATAAGGCTAAGGCCGATCTTGAGGCTAACGCCCAGCAACAAGCCAACCTAGAAGGTGAGTGTAAGGAGAAGACGATCTACTACGGTAGGTATAATAAGGAGTTCACTCGTAACAACTGTGATGAGACTCAATACGGTACTAAGGTTGTCGTGGATGAGACTATGGTAACAGGAGATTTCAGGTCTACCGTATCTCAGGAAGACGCCAACAATAAGGCTAAGGCCGCCGTCGAGGCTCAAGGTCAGGATGTGGCTAACGTGAAAGGTAAGTGCGAGAAGGTGCCTGTATATACCGGTACTTATACACGTACGTTTACCCGTAACAATTGTGGTGCTGGCACTGGTGGTACTTATACGGTAAATGATAGGATGGTTGACGGTTATCCGTTCACATCTACCGTATCTCAGGAGGATGCCAACAACAAGGCCAAGGCCGCCGTTGACGCCCAAGGACAGGCTCTTGCCAATATCCACGCCCTTTGTACGTACACTGGCCGTGCTTCCTTGGAATTCACGAGAAACAACTGTGGTGAGTGTAAGATCGGATCTAAGGTGACGATCACCCAAGATATGGTAGAAGGACACCCATTCCAGTCTAACGACTCCCAGACCGCCGCTGACGCTATGGCTATGACCGCCGTACAGACTCAAGGACAGGCTTTGGCTAATACCAAGGGTACTTGTTCTGACGCTACTATGTATACCGGTAAGGCTAGCTTCGAGTTCACGAAGAGCAATTGTGGCGCTAATCAGGTAGGAGATCCGTTCACCGTGACACAAGATATGGTGGAAGGTCATCCGTTCCAGTCTTGCGTATCACAAGATGAGGCTAACTTAGTCGCTATGGCCGCTGTCATGAATCAAGGTCAGAAGATCGCCGATGAGCGTGGTACTTGCCATGAGGCTCCTAAGTACACCGGTCATTATAGCGAGGCGTTTGAGAAGAATAATTGTCCGTCTGGTCTTATCCCGTCTTCAGTTACCGTTACTGAGGCTGACGTGACCGGAGGTCCGTTCTACTCATACGAGAGCCAGTCCGCCGCCGATGAGCTTGCCAAGGCCGCTGTCAAGGCGCAAGGTCAGGCTATAGCCAACGATCGTGGTACTTGCGACGAACTGAAGATATATGTAGGTAATTATAGCAAGGAGTTCACTCCTAAGTGTCCTACTTGTCAGTATGCAGATCCTATCACCGTAACCCCGGATCTTATGGGTCAGTTCTTTACCTCAACCCGTTCTCAGGAAGAGGCAGACGCTTTGGCTAAGGCCTATATCGACAGAATGGGTCAGGCGTTCGTCAACAAGAACTATGATGATACGTGCCATACGAAGACCGAGCAACCGGTATGGGAGACTATAGAGACCGTATGTAAGGACTGTATCTCTCAATTACATCAACGTAATACCAATACCTGTTATACTGATCCTGATAATCAAGAGCGGTATATAGCTGGTGGTAATAATACATGTTTCTGGTTTGGTACGGCATCCAAGGCCTTTACCCGTCAATGTGCGGATGGTGGAGTTGGAAGCTCTGTTACCGTAACTCAGAATGATGTTACGGATCCAAGTCCTAGCTCTGATGGTAAGTTTAAGTCATGTGTATCCCAAGCTGACGCTAACGCCAAGGCATTGGCCGCCGTGAACTCTCAGGGTCAGGCCGTGGCTAACTCGAAGGGTACTTGTACTTGGACAGGAAGCTATACCGGACAGGTTAGGAAGAACAATTGCGCTGACGGCGGCGTGGGCGACATGGTATCCGTAAGTAGCAGCAAGCTTCCGGGACACCCGTACACCTCCACCGTTTCCTTGGCTGACGCCAACAAGAAGGCTGAGAACGCGGTTTGTGGATCTGATGGTCAGGCTTACGCCAATAAGAATGGAGGATGTACATGGACTTACGTGGCAAGCCGTGACTTCTATAGGAACAATTGCGCCGGAAGCGGGGTTGGTCAGAGAATAACAGTGACCTCTACGCAGGTTAACGGCGGTACGCCTATCACCAGCAAGGTTTCTTTGGCTGATGCCAGAAGCAAGGCCGAGCAGATCTTAGACCAGAAGGGACAGGATTACGCTAACCAACATGGAACTTGTGTATGGACCGGTACTGGAAGCGCTACATTTTATAAGGATAATTGTGGTACATGTAAACATGGTGTCGCTCTATCCGTTCCTTATAGCGCCTTAGGGTTGTCAGCGTTGACATCTACCGTATCTCAGGCGGATGCCGACAGCAAGGTTCAAAACGCTTTCAAGAATGATACGGCGACTAAGACCGCCGCTCAAGCTTACGCTAATAAGAATGGTGATTGCGCCGATGACGATGATACCCCATCTTATGATGATTGGAATTACTATTGTAGTGGATGCGATTATCGTAGGAGTAGGAATCAGACCAATCCTTGCTCTTCAGCCCCAAATCAAGATGAGTTGGTTGAGTCCGATTCGAGATCTTGTGGATGCGGGTGTGATAATACATATCATATGGATAATAGCAGGTGTAATAATGGTAATAGCGAGGAGCATTATTCTAGCGAGTGCGATCCTATAGGATATTGGCAGAATGGTGGTAACCATTGCTGTAATCCACATGACTACACTATCTATACCAATGAGGTATGTAAGGGATGTTCGGGCGAATGCGGTGATGTATGTGTTCCTGATAGCCCTATTAAGGTGGTTAGCGCTGGTGAATTTTGTGCTTCTTCATCGAATCTGGCTAGTGAACAAGCTTATAACAAGTATAAAGAGTACAAGGATGCATTACAATATATAGTTGATGCTAGGGTATGTCCTTCTAAGGTTGGCAATGATGACCGATGGGGAAATGTCAAGGCTACGAACTGTCCTAGCAACTGTACTCCTAAGACTATCAGTTATAAGCAAATCGCTGGTAAATATGAGGCTTGTACCAAGGACGAGGCAAATAGGATAGCCGACAATAACCTCCAATCCGACGGTATCTCTTACGCTAATGGCTTGGCGCAGGCGGATAGATGTGATTGCGTGGAGCCAACGAAGAATTGGTCAGCCAACGCTTATGCCGATGGTGATCCTTGCAATGGCGCTCCTTCGGGCACTTCAGCGCTAAGAGTAGAGGTCGAGATTACGTATAGTAATGAATGTACTACGCAGAAGAGTTTGACGGTAACAGCCTCAAGCTCAGGGACTACTATCGGGAGTACGACAGTAACTATACCTACTGGATCAGGCACTAAAAAGGCCACGATATCTTTTGATCGTGGATATCCATGTAATTCTATCAATATAAGTGGAAGAGCTGGTGGTCAATGTTAAGAGTCTGATATATAATAAAAAGGAGAGGCTAACTAACCTCTCCTTTTTATTGTATATACATTATCAGCATTGTCCACCTGTGGTACAAGCCGCATGCGCCGTTCCTGGTCTTATGGCCGCTTGAAAACACATTCTACCACTAGTAGATCCACTACCAGTACCTATCGTAACCGTAGTACTAGTGGTCATCTCCATACCCGTGGAGGTATTCGCTTCCGCTCCTCCTGTCACTGTTATGGTTTTGCCGGAACTACACGGATTACTGTATTCCACAGTAAAGTTAATACAACTTCCGCTTTCACTGTAGTCTACCACGTTGGCACTCCAATTTTGTGGACAATCACATCTATCCGCCTGCGCCAAGCCATTAGCGTAAGAGATACCGTCTGACTTGATGTGAATTTAGCTTATTCAATGCGTATTGTTTATCTATTAATTAAAATCATTAATATTGTATCGTTAATATTAATACATTAAGTTATGGCTTGCAATAAGAAAAAGAAAATGGCTAATGGAGGCAAGGTCTCCGAGAAAAAGAAACCTCAACTGAAATGTGGAGGCAAGGTTAAGAAAAAGAAGTAATAACCGGAGGGGTATATCCCCTCCTCAGTATTTAGCATATGAAAAATTCAGAATTTGTATCTAGAATCATAAATGATATGAACTCCATCAATAAGGACGCTCATGTCAGTAGGAGATGGATATTATCCATAGGAAGACAAAAGGCAAGATCATATATAGCCCAGAAGTATGCTGATGGAACCTTGTTCGGCGAGGAATCACTGTATACTCATATCAATTGCATGGAGATGGATAGGGTTCGGAAAATTGATTGTTGTTTTGATGAGTTTAAACTATGCAGGATACTTATGAGATCCAAGAAAAGATTGCCCGATATGATATATACCCGTATAGGTCCGGCTATCATCAAAGTATCAAACATCATGGATGATATTATATTTACCTCCATATCGTTAAGAAAATACGCTAACAACAAGGAACGTAAATACGGGAATATAGATCAATACTATTATTATGTCAATGATGGATATATCTATATACCAGATATTAACATAGAGGCTATAAATGTTGATCTTATAACTCTCGACAGAAAAGCGGCGTTAGAGCTAGGGGGATGTGGAGCTGAAAAAGATAAGCCATGTACATCTCAATGGGATTATGATTTCATATGCCCAGACAAACTTCTTGAATATGTGGTTTCCGAAACATTAAGGGAAACTGTAACCAAATTGCAGATCCCTACGGATGAGAACCCGGATATGGATATTAATAAGAAAACACAAAAAATTCAATAACATGAATCTAATAAGATCAATAATCAATTTCTTTGGTTTCAATGACGCCATAGTTGACGGTATAGGCGAAAGAGGGATGAGAGACAGCTCTATTATAAGATATAATGAGGTGCACGATATGTATGACAAGATTATAAAAGATCTGGGAGATATGTCGGCTTACGTATCCAAGGGTTATATCTATGATAAGATAAAGGAAAGAACGGGATTAAGTACCAGACATATTAGTAGGATATTGAATCATACTAAGAAAAGAGATCTTAGGTTTATTTGACATACTCCCATCACTAAAGCAAATGGGATTCTTGGATACAAACGCAAGAAACCCCGATATTACTATCGCTGGAATTACTCTTGCTCTCCAATTCGGAAATGCCCTTCCGAAGTATATTACGGGCCGCAAGAACATCACGGTCGTTGATAGACTCGCATTTTGGACAACACCATGTGCGATCTCTCAACGACAAGTTTTTATTAACAAACCCGCATTCACAAGTCTTTGAGGAAGGATACCATTTGTCAATCTTATGTACTATCACTCCATACTTTGAAGCGATATACGTAAGTTTGTTAATAAAAGAAGAATGACTAAGATCAGAAACTTTCTTTCCCCACAAACGTTTCATGGCTTCAATGTTTAGATCTTCAATGAAAATATAATCATATCGCTTGCACAATTCATGAGCTAATTTCCATTGAAAATCCGATCGAAGATCGTTTATTTTACGATACGTTTGTTGGAGTTCAAACAGTCTTCTTTTTCTATTATTGAATCCTTTCTTCGCATTAGAAAACTTTCTATTTAGTTTTCTAATCTTGTTTTGATATTGTTTGAAGAATAAAGGAGAATCGATTTTGCTACCATCACTTTTAGTTAGATAAGTTTTCAGACCAAAATCCAATCCTACAGATGCACCATCATATGTCTTTCTGTAAGAGTTTGCAGGATTGTAATCTGTAACTATAATCAAACTAAAACGATAGCATGTTTCTCTGACTATTCTTATTTGTTTAACATTACCTTCATATGCTCTACTGTATGAAAACTTAAAACGTTTCTTTCCTTTGTTGATTGTGAGAATATTACCATTTAGAGTAAACCCTCCTTGTTTAAAAACAAAAGAGTTGAAACAATCTGATCTTTTAAACTTAGGTGGTCTCTTTGATTTTCTTTTAAAGAAACGATTATAAGATTCATCAAGACGTTCAAGTATTTCTTGTGTTGTTTGAGAATGAAGAAGATTTCTTTTAATTCTTTTAGCAAAATGCTTCTCCATTTTACCAATTGATATATATTTCCCAAACAGTTTATAGTATCTACGTTGTAGAGCTAAAGCATGATTCCATACAAAACAACATTCACGAAGCATTTTATCAAGATACTTCGTTTTCTTGGAATGATAGATGTTGTATTTGTAGGAAATCATTTTTTTATTTGTAATTTTGATTCAAAATTAATCAAACCAATTCATCCACCTTCTAAAATATGGTGGTTTTGTTGGTTAAATAATCATAATGTATATACAATAAAAAGGAGAGGACAACTAACCTCTCCTTTTTGTTTTTAACAGCCTCCACCTTGACTTGGATTAGATACATACATGCTTGTAGCATTGCTAACACAATCACTTCCGCCTGATATCGTTCCCGATCCGGATGGTATGGTGACTGTTTTAGTGGTAGAGAAATATTCTACATCTCCAGATGGTTCAGATCTAGTATAATACACATCAAATGATGCTGTTTTAGATTTACCACATGGATTATCATAGCTTACGGATATACTTAAGCATTGTCCATTAAAACTTCCGCTAGCGTAAGCGCTCCATGTTTCGAGACAATCGCATCTATCGGCCTGCGCCAAGCCATTAGCGTAAGAGATACCATCGGATTGGAGGTTATTGTCGGCTATCCTATTTGCCTCGTCCTTGGTGCAGGCGGTGTATTTTTGTGTATAAATTTCTTGTATTAGGATGAAATCGTTATATTTGTGATATGAAAACAAAGTCATTTAAAATACTTGATCAGTACTTTCTCCGTTTTTATAGATCTATTATGTCTAAGAACGGCAAGAGAAGGAAACATACGATTGTGGACAAGAATGATATTCTCGAATGTCAGTCCTTGATATGGAAGGTCATACGTGATAAGTATCTGGATAATGAGGGTGGGGTTTATATAAACAACATCGGTTATCTGTGCCATAAGATCAATCCTAATCGTAAGATATATCTAAATAAGCTTACCGGTACTATTAACAGACGTGGAACTGGTGGATATTCTTATGTCCATACATGTATTGATTTTATGCCTCGGAACAAGTATTTCCATCTCTATGTTTCTCCGGCGTTGAATAAGGAGTGTAGATTGGCTATGGAATCAGGTAGGAGGTATAAGTTCTTGTACCGGGAGGTTGAGTCGGAGAGTAAGGTATTTGGAGTTAAATGGGTTTATAAGCTGTAGAAGTTTTTGTGATCCAGTTAGCCCGTGAGGGTAGACTGGATTTTTTTTGTATCACGGATTCAAATACATATCTTTGTGCAAAAGACTTAAATATGACTATAAAAGGGCTATTGGCCGAGATCAAGGCCGATTTACATAAATACGATGATAGCGGGGCTATAGATACCTCGTCTGTTTATAGATGGGCTGAGATCGCCTTGAAAAGGTTCGGGGGTGTTATAGCGGTCATGTCCGAGGCAGTTGTCAAGACCAGCAACAAACAGGCGGTATTGCCTTCCGATTTTTTCGACATGCTTGACGCCTATAGGTGTGAGCCTCTTGTCTGTGAGATTCCGGGCGGCGACAAGGCTAAGGCTGACCTCCAACATGAGATCGGCTGGGTCGAGCGCACCGAGCGCGGTTTCCGTTGGAACTCCTGCACCGAGTGCTGTAAGGAGGAGTTTGAGAAGACGATCACGGAGAGGATATATATCGGGTCTCACGAGGTTCGATTTCATTACCATCATCCCGTAAGGCTGTCTATAGGTCGAGGACTGAGGCGTGATTGCGCCGCCGACAAGTATCGGGATAAGTACGATTGGGATAATTATGATATAACTATATCCGGCAATACTATGTATACAGGGTTTGATGGATTTATTTATATCATATATCGTGCTACACCCAAGGATGATGACGGTCTCCCATATATACCTGAAACGGCGTTAGGATACCTTGAGGATTATGTCGAGACGTATATCAAGATGAAGATCTTCGAGAATGCCGCCGTGAATGGCTTGATACAAGGCGCTGGTGACGCTTATAAATTATATGCTCAGCAGGAGCCGGGTAAGTTCGCTAGGGCTATGAAGGAGCTTAAGATGTCGATGATCACGTTAAATGATTATCGGGAGTTGGCTGAGGATAATAGGAGAAGGATGTTGTCTTATGAGCGGATGTGGCCTAATGCTTTTGATAAGTATATCAAATTTATTTAGTTGCGGGGGAGGGAATCGAACCCTCGATCTTTAGGTTATGAGCCTAATGAGATACCTCTTCTCCACCCCGCGATTATGACGCGAATATACGTTTTTTTAAAAAGAAAAAAAGATAATATGGCAAAGAAAAATGATTGGATACATTTAGATAAGACAAGTGGTACTGGTCCCGCTGAGGTTAAAGTTACCGCTGATATTAATGAGACTGGCGAGATACGTCAGGTAACGTACAAGGTTATAAAAGAGGGAACCAAGGAGGAGAAGACGTTCGTGTGCAGGCAGGAGTCCGTCCCGGTGGTGATCATCCCGGAGTTCGATTACCTTGTTCTTAGGTATATCTGGGCTGACGAGGACGGCATTGACTTTGACACGGCTACCGGTTTCGATAACACCGGCCTCCCGGACGTTGACGGCAAGCTGGTTGGTTGGAGTAAACAGTATCAGACCACGCAGGAACGGGTAGGTGATTATCTTATCCATGGCGGTGATAACATGGAATCAGGTAATGAGGCTGCCTTGATCCAGATGGGGCCGTTGTTGGATGGTGATAATTACGATAAATTACCTCTTGAGATCAGGTGTAGTATATACGGTAACTGGTATGGTGGTCGTGAGAAAGGTAATGTCACTATCAGGTTCACGGCATATAAGGGCGGTTCTATGGAGAAACGTGGATATGATTTTGTCAATATCGGAGGCGAGGAGGTTTATACCGGTGATGCCCCTACTAACGTATCCGCTCACGGCGAGGATAATTGGCAAAATATAAAGACCTTGTATTCTAAGGTAGGCACGATGATTTATAACAAGGAATCTCGTGACTGTATTGTAAGAATAGGTGAGTAGCTATTTCTTCATAATATAAACACATCAGCTCTCTTGTCTGTGAGGATAGGAGAGTTTTTTTTGTTTTTTTAGTCCTTCACTTATGACATATTTGATCTTCTATTGTATAGGAATAATCTAGCTTTGCCGAAAACTAGCGTTATGATTACATTAAGTGATGTTAACAATGAACTCCATGTCCGGTTATATATACTGGAGGTGCTTAAGGATTATATAAGAGATGATGATTTCGATAGCCTTGTAGATAAGGCGTTGGATTTTGTCATGGAAGGCGTTTCTATGCCTAAGGTCCCGGCCAAGGATACTACCATGAGTGATATATCAAAGAGCGTTTTGGCCTTGGTAGCGGGTGCTGGATTAGATGAGAGGCTAAGCAAAAGCTCTTTAGAGTTAGCTTACGATAGGTGTAAGATGAGGTACGTATTCGATCCTCGAAATCGGGATATGCACGGTGTGATCGTAGGTTATTCCAATGACTTTAATAGTCTGGTAGCTGTGTGTGATGAGGGATCGAAGAAAGGGGTGGACAAAGGATCTACTGATTTTGTGGATGTCAATGAGAGATACGTGACTAACGGTTTCTTTTACATATCTGTAGAGGATGCCGATAAGCAATCGAACTACATGGGTAAAAATTTGTAATTGTTTTGTTTTTTATGCTTTACCACGAGCATCTAGTTTTCCTCCTGACTTGTGAAAGTCTGGAGGATTTTTTACTTTTGTGCGATTTTGAATGTTTTGCATAATGGTATAGTTTTTATCAAGATCCTGCGTGTAAGTGATTATCCGCAGGATTTGTTATATTTGCGAAAAAGATAAGATCGTGCAAAATAACTCTAACATAGCGGTTCCCGATTCCGGGATGAACAGGGATAAGCATCCACAGGATCTATCCCCGTCTGAGTACAGTTTCGCCTTGAACGCTACCATAGAGGGTGACGATGGAAGCCAGCTTAAGATCCAGAACGAGCCTAGTACCCTTTTATGTAAGCGATTTGATGGCTATAAGGTTATTGGGTATAAGAATGATATAGCTGGTGATAACACTTATTTCTTTATGGTGAATCCTGATAACAACACCTCTAAGATCACGTTCATGAGGTCATTGGATTATGTCAAGACCGTAGAGGATCAATTAGCGGGATCAGGAAAAGATATTCATCGTATCCTTGGCGAGAGGCTTGAGGAGTCGGATGGTCGTTTCGATGAGATATGTGATTTGATGGAGGTGTTGATAGAGGATGGGACCGATGATCCTTGTCTTAACTTTTCCATTCATCACCCGATCTTCGATATAGAGATCAAGGATGAGAAGTGCGGTAAGGTAATATACTGGACTGATGGATATAACCCCCAGCGATATGTTATGGTTGACAAGGCCCTTAATCCGGATGAGGATGGTGATTTTTGGTATCATTATCATGGATATAAGACCTGTGGGGATGACAAGCCAATAGAGAGGTGTAGGCTGGCCTGCGAGAAGCTACTGGTATTCCCGCTGCTGACGGCCCCATGCGTGGAGCCTGAGGTCGTGGAGTTCGGGGGGAGCCTGCGTGCCGGGACCTACCAGTTTTGCGTGGCGTTGTGCGATGAGTTCGGGATAGAGAAGACTGGATATTGCTCATTGACCAACCCTATCATGATATTCGATCGTCAGGATATAGTTGTTCGTGATGGCTTATGGGGCAAATCAACCAACATGGGTATCAGGCTTACCGTATCCAATATAGATAAGCAGGTATCTCATTATAAGGTAGGTGTTATACAGAATACCGTTGGATATAATGGCGAGCAAAGCCCGGTTCTTGAGTATTTCATAGAAGGTATACATCCGATAACGGAAAGGACCATCTATTATCTTACGGATCAGTATAGTGAGCGTACGACAATGGAGAAGCTGTCCAAGGAGATACCGGTATATAAGACGGCTAGAGGAATGACCTCCGTAGGTAATCGTCTTCTTCAATACGGCTTGACCGTGGAGAATGAATGGAATTTACAGCCGGTAGTTAACTTCTTGGGACATTTCGTTAAATGGCAGACATCCATAGCCACTGAGAATCTATACAAGGATGGGGTAGCTTGCTCTAAATACGCCTCATTCATGCGTGATGAGGTATATCCGTTAGGAATAAGATTCTTTACCAACACAGGATACAGGACGGCTAGGTTCCCGCTTATTCCTCGTCCGGCTACAAGGGAGGAGATGGAGGTCATCGTTGACGAGGATGGTAACTCTGACGACCTGTCGGCTGCGTCGGTGCTGGAGAACAACCCGCAGTGCGCAGGGAACAGCCGCCGTCATCTTTGGCAGTTTAAGAATACGGCAAAGATCATAAACGACCCGTCTTGGGGATTTGATGGTTTTGGAGGAGAATGCAAGAATCAGCTAGATGTCAAGCAACTCAGATATGTAGAGCAGGAATATGCCACAGTAGGAGAGACTCAATTCGTTATTAATACGATTGGAGAAGATGTTACGGTAGATGATGCTATTGATTATATCGCTGATAATATAGAGAACTTGTGTGATATCATAGAATCTAATGTAGGTATTACTGACGAGTTATGCGCTGCTATATCATTGCCAGAGGATCAAGACGGTATAAAGGCTCCCGATTTCCCTAGTGGATGTGATGATATCGAGAGGATAGAGACCAGGACTATATTGGATAAAAACTCTTTGGTGGATTCTAGGATTGATTTTACGTATAAGCTGGCTAGTGATTATACGGAGACCGAGCCTACCACCTTAATACAAAGTAACGCCGAGTCACAAAGGAAATTCTCTGTATTGTGTGATTTCGATAATTATTCCAGTGGAGGTAAGAATATCATAGATCTGGTTCAGGAATGGTTGGATGGTCAGGATGAGGATAAATTCCCGTCTGATATAGACTCCTCCGCCTTGGTCTTGTGTCAGGATATGTCTAATGTTCGGCAGTTATATGATGAGGGTATATGTACTAATGGGTGTTCGGTAGGTGATCCTCACGTGAATCCTACTATTAACGATGTTCAACTTCCTACATTCCAAGGGGGTAGGTCATTGGGTAAGTGCACATATTTGTATCAATATCCCGGATGGGAAGGAAAGAAGCATACGGAGACGATGCTTGATCAGTTAATGGATACGATGGAGGCTTATTTTCCCCAATATGAGAGTCAGTTTGGTATCGAGAACGCCATGTGTCTTTTTGGCGATGGTGATAATTCTAAGTTTAATACCGGTATAACTACTGACTGGGAAGGTCGTGTGTCTGTGCAGAATGATATTGACGCCAAGACCAATTGGTTCGGTAGAAGCAACTTGACTTATTTCAAGTTCTATCCACATGTATCCTCATACGCCAGATGGGTGGAGTTGGATTACGAGAAATACATAAGTGGTTTATCCGATCCTGATAACGGTATTATGTATATAGAGATGATGGGTAACTATAATTATCCGATCGGCGACTCATCATCATACAATAAGGTTCGTATAACGTTTTTCTCGGACAAGGAAGGTACCGTGGCTCCTAATCCTTTGGCTAATGATGCCAAGAAAGGTGTTATAGTGAATTACGTGGATCATAAGATATTTATGATGCCAAAGTACTTGTTCTGGAATGATGACAAGACTACTTTCCATAAGATATATGTTTGCATCGAGCCTGCGGTATGCGTGTTCTTCACCGGTTTCGCCATGAGGCAGGACATGAAGGAGCTTGCCGGATTCTATACGGCCGGCACCGCCATCTTCCCCGCCCCGTTCTGTTTTGGCATTCGGCCGCTGGAGGTGAAATACGTGTTCTTCTTCACGAAAGAATTGAAATTAAGGAGATTTGTTACCTATGAGGCGAAATGTGTCTCATGTGGAGATAAACCCGCTGACTGCGCTCCCAGACCATATCAGTATGGTGATTTCGGATATTGGGAGTCTACTAATAAGTACCCGGCTAATTTTGAGTTGTATGATTCAAGTAAGATCGGGATATCATTGGGAGGATCAAAGAGGAAGGACATAATAGATTCTTTGACGAAATACTATGGGTCTCCTAAATCAGTTGGGGGTAAGTCTTATTTCACCGGTAATGGGGGTAACGCTGAGTACCCCAATACGTCAACCACGTTTTGTCAGAGACCTATACGTCATTACAAGTTCCCGGATAACTCTGTCGCTCCTTTTATGGGTAATCCGTCTCAGCTGACCGGTCAATATGGAGTTGACTCCTATATTTATCCTATGGGGGTGATGCTTGATGACGATATCGTTAATGAGTTTCTGGATATAGCGGTAGAGAACGGTCTTATAGATAAGGCTAGAAGAGATTCTATAATAGGATATGAGTTGTATAGGGGCGATAGGACGTTGGATAAGAGCGTTATCGGGACCGGTCTGGCTTATGATATGTTTAAGTACGATGATCCCGACGGATCGGCTAACCTTTATCCTAATTACCCTTACAACGATTTGTCTGATGATATGTATATCTATAAGGATATTAATCGTGAGAAATTTATAACGCATCCGTTTAACAGGAAGGGTAATATCTGGTATTCATTCTTAAGCCCTGATATTGCCTTTAACAAGCCTGACGCTCCCACCGAGTGCCTTGTTGATGGTTATCAATTAGGTAAATCCTCAGGTATATTCAGGGAGGTGGAGGATCACCCTAAATGGACGATATTAGGGAGTAAGGCTTACAGTATGGCAACATCATTGGCTACGGTGGAGGCTATGGCTAATTTAATATCCGCTATAGCTGAGTATACATATCAGTCGGCTTCACAGCAATATGTCGGTGGAGGTGTGTTCTTTTTAGCCAACCCTGTCGGCATAGCGCTGACGGCTATCCGTCTGGCTACAGGTATCGCCAAGGCCACAGCCCAGTCCGTGGTGGATATAGGCAAGTATAGGTATCAGTGGTTAACGGCATTGATAGATAGGGGACCTAGACGGAACTATGCTTATTACTATACTTCTGTCGCTCATTATAATTTATTTTACCAAAAAATAGGGGAGTCAGAGTTACGTGGATTGTCAACGGCTAAATATATCAAGAGCGGGTTATATCCGGTAACAGATATCTCATCACAAGGGAAAGTAGTAGGCGGTAAGCCTATAGTTGTAAATAATCTCGATCGTGAGCATTCGTTGTTCATGTCATTTGGTATGGATAAGTATATGCTTGAATATCCGGAGTTGGTTTCAAGTTATGATACCAGCCGTATTCAGGATGAGTGTAATATTCGTAACGATGAGGTGGCTGGTATGACGCCTCATTTTATGACACGTGAATCTTTCGTATCCTGCCCCTATATGAGGATAAAGAAATATTCTCCAGCTCAATACGGACAGATAGAGGATATCAGGTGGGTGTCGTTAGGCGGGTGCGGGTTGATGGATGAGGATAAGCGTAAACCTGTTTTTGGAGGTGATGTGTTTATATCCAGATTCTCGCTTAAAAGAAAAATGCCTATGTTTTACTTGACCCAGTTTGGTCAGGGAGATATGATACCATTCCCTTACTATGACTATAGGAATATCGGGTATCCACGTTATTTTGTTAATTATGATACCGGGGAGGATTATCTTAATAAGACCGATACGGATACCGGATCGCTATACTCATCTTAGCGGTCGTTTCTTCCTATACTTCTATGGCATACCTCAGTTTCTTGTGGAGTCTGAGATCAATTGCAATTTCCGTATAGCCGGGCCTGAGCCTTACGAGGGGTTCTATCCGGAGGTGGGGGATTATATATCATGGACTCAGGAGCGTAATGTCCCTATATCAAGGGATAATGTGTTTAAGATAAGTCCTGTGTATAAGAATCGATTTACGTTAGGTGGCAGGTCATTACCAGAGACGTATGATAGCAATTTTTGGGACTGCGCTTACCAAAGACCCAACGGCGTCATATGGAGCACCGCCGACGTGTCGGAGAACGGCATGACCGATCCTTGGCTGTCGTACAAGCCTATGGATTACCATGAGTTCAAGACATCTTTCGGGAAACTTATAAGCATGAAAGGGATAGAGTCGGATCAGATACTGGCTCGTTTTGAGAATCAGGTAGGGTTGTACAATGCCATAGACGTGTTGGCGGAGAGAATATCCCCGGAGAATAGCGAGCTAGGGACAGGTGGTCTTTTCGCCTCTCGTGGTATCGAGTATAATAATACGACGTTAGGATATTCCGGGACCCAGAGCCGGGATATGATCAGTTGCGAGTTTGGGCATTTTTGGGTCGATTTAAGGCGTGGTCAGGTGTTTAAGGTAGATTCTAATGGTAGGAATCTTACGGAGGTCACACCGGGGCTTAGAAACTGGTTTAAGGAGCATCTTCAGATGAAGATCATCCGTAGCCGGATATATAACGCCGATACGGATGCTGAGCTGTCTTATTATGATATCGATAACAAGTTCTTTGGTATAGGTCTGTCCATGGGTTGGGATAATCGTTTCAAGAGAGTTCTGATAACCAAGAAAGATTATATACCGGTAGGGAATCCGAGCGAGTACCAATTCCGTGGCGGCCGGTTCTACAGGAACGGGCAGGCGGTGGAGCTTTCGGACACCAGCCATTTCACGGACGTCTCGTTCACCGTTGGATATAACTGCCTGAAGGGTGAGTGGAAATCATATTTATCCTACACCCCTGATTATTATATCGAGCACCAGCATTATTTCCAGTCTGGAAAGAACTACTCAAGTGAAAGTCAGGAGATAGGGTTATGGTCTCATGGATTGACCAACCAATCGTATCAAGTATTTTACGGTAAGCTATATCCGTTCGTTATAGAGGTCCCGGTACGTGAGCAGTATGTGAATAAGATCCTCGCGAACTACCAATATCGGATGGATGCCAGAAGGTATCAGGATGAGGTTAATTACCAAATCCTTAGGACTACTGGATTCAATAAGGCATGGTTTTATAATGATACGAACAACAGCGGTGAACTTCGGATGGTTATCGCCGACAAGAACGATATGAGCCAGCGGTTAAGGTATCCTATAACCAATGATGATAGCCGTGAGATACTGGTGACGGAGGTTGATCAGAAGATAAATATAAATGACTATTTTAACGAGGTCAAAGACGATACTAATAACCTCCCGGTATGGATCAAGGATGTGAATGACATTGACCGTAAGATCGACCCCAGGGCTGTCGATTATCATCGGAGGTGGCGGGATCGTCTTCGTGGCGATTGGTTCTTGGCTAGGTTCGTGAATGACATTGAGAGCCGGTTCAAGATGATAGTACGTTGGTTTAGCAATGAGGAGAAAGTTTATTGATTTATTAACATATAGGGGGGGGGTATTTTGCCGCCTCTCCCTTGTATATTAAAACGATATGGAAGATTTTATTGGTAAGTACGATGGTAATCAAATAGACAGTAGACTTGATAAGGTCAAGGATATGGTTGGCGCCACGGCGTCCGGGGCTGGCGCTGCGGGATTGGTGCCGGCTCCTGCTAAGGGGGATGAGGGTAGGTTCCTTTGTGGTGATGGTACGTGGAAGGACGCAGTAGCTAAAAGTGATGATGAGGATGCTTTTTTAGCTATCATCTTACAGCTTGCAGAAGATCAATCTACTACTTTGCCTCAATCTCAATATAATACTATAAAGTCGTTGTTTGATGGTAGTTCTACGTCCAATGTCAGGATAATAAGACCTAACAATTCTTTTGTGGAAGCGTTAGGTGGCGTGAATATTAATGATTTGATGGTTTTTAATGATCAAATGAATGATTGTATCACTATTTACATCAGCGGTTCAAATACCATTCTTGGTATAGGCTTTATGGATATATCTATCTCTGTTTATCCTAATCTAAGTGTTGGATATATTCATTCTAATTTAAATGTTGCTGCATTAGATGATTCCGAGATAGTTCTTGTAAATTCTTTGAAAAATACTGAAGGGGATATAGGTTTTGATAATCAACTTCATCTTAAGATGAAAGGTAAGGGTGATAAGGCCTTGATGGATGATGGAACTTATAAGGAGATAGGTTCTTCTGGAGTGGATATCTCAAGTTATATTTTAGAAGGAATTGATTTTAAGAAAAATACTACCAAGGAAGGTTTTGACAAGATAAAAAGCTGTGTTATTAATAAACAGCATATGTATCTGTATTTTTATAATGCTGTAGGTGATAATGAGGCTTCTTTCTATGCCGATGTTATCGCTGGTGTTTTATATGGAAGTTTAAATTTGTGTGTATATGATTTTAGTAGTTCGAAGATTGTTAATGTTGATATAAAATCACAAGATTATAGCATAACTGTTAATACGCAATGATATGGTGAAAAATAGATCTGCTGTTAGTAAATCAAGTAAGTGCCCTAAATCGGGGTGTATAAAGAAAGTCGGAAGTGATTGGAGAGTGGTTAGTAACAAGACCGGAAAGTTATGGCCGGCGAAGTACAAGTCGAGGGATTCGGCCAAGAAAGCTCTGGCGGCTTATCATATGCATTGAGGGTGTAGGAGGGTAGGTGATATGAATCATGTACCCGCCTATTGTTTTATCCTGCATCCGATTATGTATATCTTTGTAGAAAACGTGATTTATGGCTAAGAAAAATAAACCAAAAGAAATTCCTTCATGGATAAAGGATTTATATAAGGAGGATCTTGATCGTGTCGTAAGAGGCGAGCGTCCTATGTATTTCAGGGGTATGGATGATAGTCTTTTGGGAAACGTGTCCACGGAGTTTGATATCCTTAGCGGAGGAGCCGCAGTTAAAGGCATGAATGGGATAAGAGGTGCGTTATCCCCGTTGAATAATGGCATGGGTAATTATAATTTCAGTATCAGGGGTATAAATAAGAAGATCGGTGAGTTGGTTGATGAGGCGGGGCTATATTTACCTGAGAAATTAAGACCTGTATATCGGACTGTGGTGGATGCTATGTCGAGTTCCAAGGATAAGGGGTTGGGTCATATCACGCAGCCGTTGGCCAACGCCCTGTACCCAGCGGACGAGCGACGGGACCGGCGTCTGGAAGGGGAGCATCCCGTTGGTTATGTGGATGCCATAGACGGCATATGGCCTAGGAAGAAATATGGGCTATGGGGAGAAAAAATTGAGAGGAAGCAAGATGGAGGAGAAACAAGAGAGTCTGTTCTTGATAGACCTAGATTCGGGAGCAGGGTATTGGATAATTACGTAGCTTCTGCTCACCCGGTTTTGTCAATAATATATGATATCGCTAATTCAAGGTATACTGATGGCCCTACTCGCATAAATAAAGCTGCGTATTCATCAATAGATCCTATGGGGAAGAATCCGGAATGGTATGAGTATCCTGTTCATTTTATGAAGATGTTCGGGAAATATATATCTGGTGATTTTAATAACAAGTTATATGGCGATAGTGATAATGATGATTTAGGCACAAGAACTAGTGATGAGGCTTGGGCTAAATACAATAAACTCCCTTACGATGAGTCTGTATTGATAGATAATGGTGATGGTACGTATAGTATACGAAAGGAATTATCTAATAGGATGATACCTGATTCGTCTATCGTAAGGAATAGGATTGATGTGAATAGGAGTCTGTTTGATAAGGAAACTAAGGAATACAATGAAGGACTTATAAAAGCTTTAAGTGATGCCGATCCAGAGGAGTATGAGAGGATTCAGAGGGAATATAAGGATCTGAAAAGGGTAAGAGAGGGTGCCATATCAGCGGACGAGATGAATATAAAAGGGTTGAGGTCTCTTTATGATAAGGGGTATGGTGTCGTGAATGAGTATAATTATAGGGATCGTAGACTTGATAAGAACGAGACGGGTCCTCATAGTGTACTTGGTGATTATACGATATATCGTGACAAGGATATGGGCGGATACAGATATAGGGATGTATATGATTTCAATCCCGCTGTCCAGTTTCTTTTGAATGGGGATGTATTTAAGATAGATGGTAGTATTGATAAAAAGGATAGAGGAGGTTCGGTAAATACAGGGAGGGCTTATGGTTCTGGCAAGTATGTAATTGATCCTCGTAGATCAGAGGATAGTAAGATGGCTGTATATGACGAGATATGGGATTATCTGACCGACAAGAAGGGAATACCACAAACGCAAGCTATCGGTATCCTGTCGAACATCGCCGCCGAGTCCGGAGGGGACACCGAAGCCCTAGGAGCCGCCGGTGATTTTGGCATCCAACAATGGCTTGGACCGAGGAAGAAGGAGCTACAGCGCAGGTATGGGAAGAAACCGACATTGACACAGCAGTTGGATTATCTCGTGGATGAGTATCAAGGCAAGGTCCAGGGGTTAGGTTGGAATTACATCAATCAAGGAAAGTTTTTTGACAAGGACGCTCAAGGTAATGTATATAATTACTATATGTATTCTAAATCGGATTTCGATAACGCCGTCAACTACAAGGACGCTACCGTGGCATGGAATCAAGGATACGGTAGGCCTCTTGGATCGACCTTAAGAAATGAGAAGAGATTTGAGTTCGCTGATATGTTCGCTAATAGGTATGGTGTCCCGGAGAACGAGCCAATGAGATACGAGTTCGGACAGCGGGATTCGGGCACGGGGGACGGAGGTCATCAGCCCGTACCTGAGACGGTAGCCCCTGCCGATCCTTCTTTGGCTTCCCGCTCTTCCATGGATAGCTGGTGGGAGAAGGAAGGCCAAGACCTGTTATATAAGATGCTAGCTCAATCCGGAGCCAATAAGAAAGCTATAGAGGACATCGCCAATAATATTAAGAATGATCCTCAATCGGAGGCGCAGATAGCGGAGGCCGAGCGTATGCGTAGGGAACAGGCAAAAAGGCAGTTGGTTCTTAATATGATACCGGGGTTAAGCCTTAACATAAAAGGTGTGAGTAGAAATAATAGTTAGTATTTTAATGTTAAATAATTTGTTATGAATAAGTTGTTGTTTTTATTTGATGTGTTATTTAAGGGGACTTGTTTTACCCCCCCCTCCTAGTAGTTTAGGATGGGGGAATAGATGGGTAGATGCTATGGCTGATGATAGGAGGATGGTTATAGCATTGTTAGTAAAATATCTAAGAGGAGGTATGTTATGAGAAGACGTGTAATGACAGGTCCCAAAAGCTTGGATGTATTGTATACATACACTTATAATAGTAATAATTACCATACATTTGTAGCTCCAAAGTCGGCGTATTATTATGTTGAGTGCTGGGGTGGTCAAGGTAATTATGGTTACAATGATAGCGAAGATAGGTTTACCAGATCCAATGACCCTGGGTATGGTGGATATGTGGCTGGATTTATCAAGTTAGTTGGTGGTGATATCATTTATGTGTATTGTGGAAATGGTGGACTTAAGCGGACGAGTAATGTTGTAAAATATAATTATAATGGAGGAGGTTCAGGGCATTCAATGACTAATGAGAGCGCTGGAAGGTATATCTATGAGGGAGCCGGAGGCGGAGCTACAGATTTGAGGTTGTCCAACAATAGCGATCCTCTAAACGTAGATTCTTTAAAGACCCGTATTATGGTAGCCGGGGGAGGCGGTGGAGGATGTGAGTATTATTTTATTGGGCATGGAGGATCAGCGGGAGGGTTGAAGGCGTATCTGGGGGGGGCTATGCCAAGGGAACTCCTGCATCCCAAGTAGCGGGAGGATCTAACTCCGGCAATAATTTAACTAACGGAAATGGAGGTCTATTAGGAGTGGGAGGAGGATGTGGTTTTGATGGCGTTTCGTATTCCTCTGGTGGAGGAGGAGGCTTTTATGGAGGACCAAGCGGCGGGATATCGTCGAACGCTATTCAAGCTGGTGGTGGAGGGTCCTCGTATATATCCGGTCATCCGGGATGCGTGAAATATGATAAATATGTATTTACTAACACTAAGATGATAGATGGGAACGGGTTCGTATGGACAGATATGAAAGGGGAATTAGAAAAAATGCCTAATCCTTTGGGTGGATTATATGATTTAGGAAAGGGACATATAGGCTTTGGATATTGTCGTATATCTATATTCCAATAAATATTTATATATCTAATCAGTTTAGTGTTATATTTGCGAAGTAATTAAACGTTTTAGATATGAAAAGATTGTTATTTTTATTTGCTATGTTATTGACGCCGTTCGCTTTGATGGCGCAAGAGGTAATCCCATCAGAAGGGGCTATCACTATTGATTTAACTACCTTCACCGGCATCATGGCTTTCGTCACGATGTCAGCTACGCAGTTAGCCAAGGTTGTGCCGTATATTGACACCCATAAGTGGGCTAAAGTCCTATCCGCCGTAGTCATAGGTATGCTGGTTTGTATATTAGCGTGGCTACTAAAGGTGTCTCCATTGCTTATAGGGAGTGAATGGTGGGAGGCTCTATTATATGGAGTGGCTGTAGGTCTCAGTTCTGCCGGTTTCTATGATTTGGTTAAGGCTATAGGATCATTATTCATAAAAAAAATTTAATTCTGTACCATAATAATAGCGTTTGCTGAGAGACTCGTCGTTGTAAAATGATGAGTCTCTGTTTTTTTAAATTATCTTTGTGTCAGAACGAAATTAATTTGATATGGGCAAATATGTAATCAAGAGGAAGATACCTAAATATCAAGAGGCTGGGGAAGTCACCCCTATCATGCCCGGTAATGTTGTTGGTCTTCAGGGTATTGGAGTGGAGCCTTTGGTTTCGTCTACCCAGATAGGATTTGATATTCAGCAGCCTGATATTAATACCATTGATACAAGTGATTTGAGCGCTTTGGTTGACAGTAATAAGAAGGTTGATAAGTCTGGTAGTACGGATGTTTTTGATTTTACCTCCATCCCTTACTATGGTGCTGATGATATAGGGTCTAGATTCACTCAGATGGGTCGTGGTATAGGGCGTATGAGAAGTGAGGGATATGGAGATTTATCCACCGGGGCTAAAACAGCTAATACGATAACCACCATAGCCTCAGGAATTAGTGGTATCATGGGGTTGGCTCGTAACGTGGTTTCTGGGATAGCGTCTGAGAAAGGTACTCGTACCAATATCAGGTTGGCTCAGGAGCGTGAGGCCAGACAAAGAAGGCAATCCCAGATGCAGTACAAGGATGGTGGGGGTGTTTATCTAGGGCCTAATAATAGGTTCGATAGCGGAAGCCTTACCGGTGAGTACCTGTATCCGTTACCTAAGTCGATGGAAGATCAAGCCAACGTAGAGGTCGAGAAGGGTGAGTACGTGACGCAGCCCGGAGAGGCGCCGATGGAGGCTATGGGGCAGAAGCACGCCGATGGTGGAACCCCCGTTTCCTTGGAGCAGGGAACGAAGGTTATTACCGACGACACAACCATAGAGCCGGATTTCGCTAAATACATCAGAGATACGTATGGGATCAAAGCCACGCCTAAGGATACGTATGCTACGTTAATGGACAGGTATAAGGCTAAGATCGGTCTTAAATCGGCTTACGATGATCAGAAAAAGGCGCTGGAGAAGCTGAAGAAAAACGATAAGATAGATGACGAGAATACAAGGCGTTTAAACGCCTCCGTATTATCTAAGGCTATAAATGATAGCAACGATACCGTTAATGGATTAGAGGGAAGATTTACGGACTTCGCTAATGTCATATACAAGGAGCAGGAAGACCGGAAGATGAAGAAGGATGAGGATACGTATTTCGCTAAGGGTGGTGAGATAGATAACATCATATCCAGATCTATGAAAGAATACGGTCTTACGGAGGAGGATATAGCTGAGGCTAAGAAAGAGCTGCTTAAGAAAGTGGCTGGTATTCGTCAGAAGATGGAGAAAGGTGGTAGTTCTTTATTCGATTACCTACTTACTTTCCGTCCCGTAGAGAACAAGTACAATAATAAGGATAACACGTTTGGGTATCAGCGTCAGGGTCAGGATGGCTCTTATGGCGGTATTAATACCGATGAGAGACTGGAGTATTATAAGACGTTCATGCCTTTGGCTTACGATGCTTATATGAGCGCTCCGAAGGCTACTGCTGCCAAGGCTCTTCAGGATGCTATATACAACACTACTGGTGGGTGGATGGGCTTGGCCACGGCGGAGAACCCGATCATCGCCAACGCCGAGGCGCTTCGGGATTACACGACGCTCGTTTCCTTTGGCGGTGAGGATAGTCAAGGCAATTACCCGGAAGATAAGAAAGCTGCATATCATGATAGGATGAGAGACAACAAGTTTGGTCAATACTCCTCATCTCGCCCTATGATCGGTCTAGACGTTGTTACAGAGGAACAGCATAAGGCTCTTAACGATGCCGGTATCACCCATTTTAGCCAACTGTTCTCTGATAAGAACAAGGATGTCGTTAATAAGATACTTGGGGAGGATATGCTTAAGATGCAGGCATTGAGATCCATGAAAGGAATGGAAGGTCTTGATTTTATACTTGACCCTCATAAGGTGGCTCCCGGTCCTATGGATATAGGTGATGTGGATAATCCTGATGTTAAGCTGGATATGCCTGATCTGATTGATCCCAATACACTTCCTAAGACCAACACAAATGCCGGTAAGTCGAACGGCGGCAATGGAGGCAGGAATATAGTAGGTGGTGGTCTTGACTTTCCTGAGGTGTTCAGGATGACCCCGGGAGCCGTGACAACGGAAGGTCTGGAAAGGCATTACGCTCCTACCGTGGATCCGGTGTTGAGATCGGCTGATCAGTATATGGTTGAGGCCAATCGTGCTTTCCAATCACAATTGGATCAGATGGGTAATGTCCCGGATTCCCAGAGAGGGGCTTTATCATCCAACCTACAGGCGATATTAAGTTCCAATATAGGTAAGTATATAAATGAGGTAGAACAAGGGAACGTGGCTCAAAGGACTTGGGCTGATAATGTCAATGCTCAGTCATGGGCTAATACGTACGATAAGAATATAGCCCAACGTCAAGCTTACCAGCAACGTATATTGCAGGGATTGGCTATAAATGACGAGAACTGGGCCAGGTATTTCGATAGCGTAAATGACGAGATCCAGCAGAAGTGGAATACGGCTACGACCATGAATACATTAAGGTCTATATTCGGGGATGTCAAGATCGGTCCTAATGGGCAGTTGATCGCTGATCCTCAGGGAGATATATTGAGTTATAGGAGATTATATCCTGCTCAGGAAGTAACTAAAGGCAAGAAAGGATAAAGGATGGCTTCACAATATAGTATATTAAGGAATTACGGCAAGTACGTATCACCCTACAACATGGATGTCATGATGCAGGGGATGGGGTACATGCAGCAGAAGATAGATACCAATCGGCAGGCTATAAACGAGTATGCTGATTATATTATCAATTCTGACATTATAAAACCTCAGGACAGGGAATATCTTCAGAACAGGTTAAATGGATTGATACAGGACGTGAATAACGTGTATCGTAAATCTAATTTGGCTTCCGACGGTATAGCCAGAAGCATACAGGCTCGTCTTGGAGAAGCTCTGGATACCCGTGTGTTGAATGCTATTGCCGGTACTAGGGAGATCCGGGCTTTTAGCGAGAAGATGGAGGATATGAAGCTGAACAATCCCAAGATGTATAGTCCTATAAACGAGGCTGAGGCTTTTGCGGATGCCGTGGCCTGGATGAATGACGGTCAGGTAGGGACACGTCTTAATCCTATACATTATACCCCTTATACGGATTACCACGCTGAGATTGATGAGAAGATGAAGAATTTCATCTCCCTTAACAAGGGGAAGAAAGTCAATGTACCGGTGATTGATGCCAATGGTAATAGGACGGGCGAGATGCGTGAGATGTATATAGATGAGATGAGTTACGCTCAGGTCAGGGATATAGCCATGGCTTCTATATCTGAGAACGGTAAGGCTCAGATGCAATTAGAGGGAAGATATATGGCTAGAACGAATCCTGACTTATTTAATGTTCAAAGCACCTCAGATTTCCTTAAAGGGTATATTGATGATTTCAGTGTCAAGGAAGAATCCATACGAGCCAAGCTAAAGGGCGTTGGCAATGACAAGGCCAAGAGGGCTAAGTTGGAGTCGGAGCTGGCGGATATTATCAAGCAGAGAAATGATTTCGTGGAGGAGGCCGAGGGCGTTATCGGTAGCAACTACAGCCCGGAGCGAGCCGGCATGTTCATGGTACGACAGCAGTTCCTTCGTGGCGTCGGACTGAGATGGTCTTATAATAACTCATACGAGACGTTGGGTGTTGATGATTATTATTTCAAGGCTAATCAGCAGATGATGGAGAGAGCTAAGTTTAATGAGACAAAAAGGCATAATCTAGCCATGGAGAAAGCAGCGTTGATGAGAGCCAGCAAATTGGGTAAGTCGGAGAATGGGGGTGACGGAGGTGATGACACGACCGGGCCTACCGTGGTTACCAAGAGCGCAAACCTTGACGATGTGAGTATAAGCGATGAGTTCATGAACGGGTTCATAGCCAACGAGAAGGCGGTGACTACCGGCATGGGTAATTTCGTTAAGTCATTATCAGATGACGCTAGAAGGAAGATCGACGCATGGGCGTCTGATCCTGAGAATAGTAACGTGGTCAAGGATATGGATAACGATCAGGTTGTCATGGCTTATTTCAAGGTCAATGGAGGGTCAAGGAACGAGTTGCTTGATTACAATGGTCAGGATAGTTATTTGAAGCTTCTTGGATTAAATACCCAAAGAGGGAAGTATAATAAGATCAATGATGGATTCAATAAGGCGAGCAATGCTGTTTTGGATGGTATTGATACTATAATTCAGAGAGAAGCTAGATCGGACAGTGGGTCAGGTATAGATATTAGTTATGGATTCGGCACATTCAATCTTGGAGATATTAATAACAATGGCGATAAGGTTTTTGATATAAATGGTATAAACGATATAACATTAAATGATTGGAGTAAGTTGTCCGCTTACAGCTCTTTGTTAAATGATAATATAAATACTATTAATTACGGTGTTGAAGGAGAAATGCCTCATGTATCAATGGATTCGGGTCAATCAGGTGTCTTATTGGATCGTGTGAATGATTTAATGGGAACGTCTTTTTCGCTTGATGATATTGAATCTATAATGTCTCTTGCCGTATCTGGGGCTAGTAAGAATAAGCACATTGAGGAAATAAGAGATAGGTTTGCCGGGGATAACAGGGCGATCGCTGTCGCTACCGCTATATATGATGAGGCTCATAAAGAGAGGAATGATTTATTAAGACATAAATGGAGTCGTGGGGATTTAGGTAGGATCGCTGATGACGCTAAACGTGCTGGCGAGGATTACCTGAGACAATATCGTCATGAGTATGCCGAGCGTGAGTATATCTTCTCCGGTGATTATCCGTCTAAAAGTCAAGAAGAGAAAGATTATATAAAGGTTAGTGACCTATTTACCCGTGGTGGCGGTTTTATTCCTAAGGATAAGGATAATGCCAATACGAAGATAACGTTTACCATATCCCCTATAGGTGATGGTAATTATCAGATCATTGGCAATAATGGAGGTGATGGTCGATCTGTTGTTGAGGTAAGCGAGGCTGATCTGGCTGCGAATGGATTTACTTTCTACAAAGAGGATGTAAGCATCCCGTCCGAGACCTATGATTCCGGTGTCGTACCCATATCTTTCGCCAGCTCAAGCAACAACGCTTATGGGAAGATGGCTAAGTCATTGTTGGTAGCTCCATTCGCTTACGCTAGCGGGGCCAAGGACACGGTAATGCCTTATATAGATATGTTTACGAATATAAATGACGGTAATATCAGGAAGAATCAGATGATGATCGCTACTGACGTGTTGTTCGATAACGCTTCTATGTACGAGTTAAGGGCTTCCGGATATAAGTATAATAATGGTTCCTCTGGGATAAATGTTGATATATATAGCAAAGGAGAGGCGAGAGAAGGTAATACCCCGTTATACTCAATTGATCTGGATGGTGTTAATTATGCTGATGAGGTGGCTAGAAAGATTGACTTCTGTCCTCAGTATTATTTGGTCATGGCATGGCAACAGATACTTAGCAAGGAGAATGAGGTGTATTGGAGGAGCGAGGGAAGATCTACTACTGATGATTTCGAGAGCTTCATCTCGCCCATAGCTGATATGATTGATCAGGAGATAAGAAATAGGAATAACGGAAATAGTGGAAATAATGGAAACAATGGAAATCTATAATAATACCTCTAATGGAAAGGATCTTGCCGAGAAGTACAGATATCCTACCATAAACGTAGATAATATAAAGGCTATTGGTACGGATCCCTATGATATACCGGATCGTGACCTGCCTCCGGTATTGGATCCGTATTCCGCTTCCGAGAGATCAAAGTCCCAGATACCGTCATTGTCGGAGAGGATCAAGAATACTGTTAAGACAAATTATTATGATGATATGAAACATATGTCCCCATTAGGATATATGGCTTCTGATCAAAGCTATAAGGGCAGGTTTAATCTTACTGGTCCGGAGATATCGTTGGAGGATTCAAGGTATCGACTTAGTAGCGGTACTTGGATACCTAAATACGAGTCTTATATCCCCGGTGTAGATAACGACACACGTTTATCTAGGAGTCAAGGTAGGACTGAGAAATGGATGAGAGGTTTGGGGAAATTTGTAGGTAAGACTGCCCTATACGGATTAGGCGGCGTTATCCAGCCTTTTTATGGTATTTACGCCGGTGTATCCAGAGGTAATTTTAACGCTGTTTTTGATAACGATTTCACTAGGTGGTTGGATGATCAGGATAAGAAGATGGATTACGGCTTAGCTCATTATTACAATCGTGAGGAGCGGGATATGAATTTCCTTCAAAGCATGACCACGACTAATTTCTGGTCTAACGATTTCTTATCCGGTCTTGCTTTTACTGCTGGAGCCATGTTATCGTCAGCCGTATATTCCGGCGCTGGATTGATGAACTTAGCTCGTACGGGAGCTAGGGCAGGCGTGGCATTGGCTAGGATAGGCAAGGCGGCTTCGGATACCAAGAAAGCGTTCGGCGCTTACCTCAGGGCCGCCCGTATAGGACAGAGGGTAGGCAAGGGACTGGACACCGCCGCCTTCCTTGGCACGTCCACCGCATGGGAGGCATCTGTCGAGGCCAGAAGTATGCTGATGGAGGCTGAGGAGAATTTCAGGCAGTCTTACCGTAACGCTTATGGAAGGGAAGTCCCATATGAGGAGCTTATGAAGTTCAGGGCTGACAATGCCAATGCCGCTAACGCCGTATTTGCCGCCAACGTCGGCATATTGTCATTATCCAATATAGCTATGTTCGGCGATATGTTCGGCATGGATCTTGGCGTGGATAAGTTCATAAAACGCAATATATTTGGTGTAGGGGCTGAGAGGATGGATAACGGTATGTTAAGAGCCATAACACCAAAGAAATGGCAGAAGGTAGCCGGAAATACGTTCAATATCATCAAGCGCCCAGTGTCAGAGGGTCTTTATGAGGAAGGCCTTCAGGGAGTGGCTAGCAAGTCCGCCGAGGATTGGGTAGAATCAAGATACAATCCTATGGCCATCCGTCAGAACATAGGCTATATGGAGGCTATAAAGAACGGGTTCAAGGAAACATACGGGTCTAGCCAAGGCTGGAAGGAGATTGGTATAGGTATGATCATCGGATCGGTTATGGGTGGAAAGACCATTGGAGGTATAAAGGAATGGAGCCAAGACATGTCCCGTAACAAGGGAATGGTGGAGGCCTACAACGCCAATGCCGGTGCCTTGACTACCGCCGCTGTCCGTGCTATTCGTGGAAGTATGGCTCTTAACGCTCAATTATCCGGCGTAGATACATCGTACGAGAGTGATGGTAGGATTATAAACAAGGATTTTAGTGACGCCGTATTCAATCGTCTCCGCTATGATTCGGAGATGGGGATGTTGGATGATACCAAGGAGAATTTTAGGGCGGTAGTCGAATCTATACCTAATAGCGATATCGCTTCCGATATGAATATGACGGATGAGCAGGTCAATGAGTATAAAGCCGATCTTGTCAACGAGTTTAATAAGAAGGTGGATAATTTTACCATGGCCAACAGATTCGCCGACTCACTTACTGAGGGTATCCCGAATAGGTCTTTTAACGCCTATATCTCCAATATGGTATATAACGGTATTGAGGCTAAGGATAATTTGAATGATATCACCAATCAGCTAAACAGGATATATAAGACGGGTATAGGTGATGCCCTTGATATATACTCTCATCTTAATCCTGATTCAAGCAAGGCTCTCGAAAAACTCCGGGAGCTGACGAATGATATACGGAAGATGGAGAGGAATATTTTAAATACTCAACAAAAGGTTACATCGAAGGAAGCAATTGAGTCTGATAAGACTAAGTTGGCTGAGGAGAATGATAGGCTTCTTAAATTGACAGAGGAAAGAATTGCCTTGGAGAGAAAGTTAAGCACGTTGATTAATTCAGATGTGGATATATCTAAGTTATCTTTAAATGATAATGATTCTAAGATTAGCGCCTCAGATCTTATGGCGGCTTATGAGACTATAGTTGATTTTGAGAATGCCGTGTCTACTCGTGGGGTCGATAATCATAAAGAGGCCATGGCGTTGCTTAACGAGTATCGTCATAATCTTGTGGCTTATAAGAATATAAACGAGTCTCTTCGTCGTATGCGTGACAGAAGATTCATCCGGGCGCAGGAGCGCGGGTTCATGAAGATATTGTCGAACGCATGGGGTAAGACTTATGAGGAGGATGATAGCAAGTATGATTTCAGGAATACTGATAATCCTGAAGCAAACGCCCTTTACGCTAATGATCAAGCCATAGACAAGGCTTACCAAGATGGTCTTATAGGAGAGGATGAGGCATTTATGTTCAAGACATATAATCATATGATAGCCAGATCTATGGAGAATGAGATTAAGGCTGATGAAAGTAATATAGTTGAGAGGGTTCCTGATGATGAGGATATTATAAATCCTTCAGATGATAGAGCCAATGATATAGCCATAAAGATCTGGAACGGTAATGAGGATATTTTATCTCCTAGGGAAAAGCAGATATATGATAACAATAAGGATCGTATTAATAATCTTGTAAAAGGATTTGGCGATAATCCTATAGCTAGGATAAATAGGGCTAAGTCAATGATAGATAGATTAAAGATCAATGATAATGTATCAGATAATATTAAGGATAATATTGATGATATCATAGATGTGAATATTAATGGTCTTGATCAGGATCGGGTTAAGGAGGCTATAAAGACCTATAACGATCTTATGAATGAGGCTAACAATGGCAATGAGGTTGATCAGGATAAGCTTAATGAGGCTATTGATATTATCAATAATTATTCCGATGGTCCTCTTCTTCAATTCGTGGAATGGATGAGGTTGTATGATAACGGAAGTATAGCTGTCAAGGATTACGATAAATCCATACCTATGGGTGATGTCCTCACCGAGAGCGAACCCGGAACATCCACCGGCAGGACGGAGGTCAACGCCGCCCAGAATCCGGTGGTGTTGATGGCTCAGAAGAGGGAGATCGGTGGGGTCATGTACTATGAGGTTGGTGGAATGAGGCTTGACAGGTTTATGGCGGGGTCCGGGCTTAAAAGGTCTGATGCCACTGATACTGATAATGGAAGGGTGATGGATTTCACCAACGGAACCGACATATTTACTGTTATAGAGTCAGATAACCACTCAAGATGGATGATTAGCGAGGATGACGCTCAGGCTTTCGAGAACGCTACCGGTGTCATACTGGGGCGGCAGACCGCCTTATCTACCTCCAACTGGTTCATGGTGTATCGCAAGGGGCAGGATGGGTCTATTGTCCCTTATTATACGGGTGATACGTTTGGATCTAACAACGAGTCGGTGAATCAGGAAGCAGCGGCTAGCCTCCGCAAGGGTGATATGGTAAGGTTTAAGATGGATATGTCAGATCCATATACCAAGGAATTGTATGATAAATACAATAGCCTTAACGCCGTTGACCCTAATTCTGATGAGACTAAGTCGGCTTACCGAGAGCTGGTTGATAATATGGTTATTAAGATCGTGGATAGCGACGGAAATTTCGTCTCGGTGCTAAAAGCCAATGATCCAGACTCAAAAGGAAGTAACGCTGATTTAAGGAGTAGGGCTTTTGAGTTATATAGGGATAATATAGGATCTGTTACTGATGAGATTGATATACCGTTTGTAGGTAAAGTCACTAGTGTTTTGCCGGGAAGACCTAATTTTAGCGTAAGTGATGATAATGGCACGTTGATGGTATCCGAGAATGACTTTACCAACGAGACGGTTGGTAAGGTCGAGAGCGTAGGGTATATAGAGAACGGGGAGGTTACGATGAGGGATAATATTAAGTATAATATATTCCCGTTCTGTACGGCTATCGTCAGGGACAAGTATGGTGACTATAAAGATTCACGTATCCCGGTCGTAGCTATAAAGACAGGAAATGGAAGAAATTACCTGTACCCCGTAAGATTGAAAAATCAGGATATATCGTCATTCTCATCCATGATCGGATCGATGGCTGATAGGATTACGGAGGGTCTAGGCGGAGGCGTAAGTATTGATGATATAATGGATCTTAATAACGCTATAGCCAGATCCGGGCTGGATAATAAGACATATATGATTCCGTTGGCGGGAGATGTGGATGTTATCAAGAACCGGCTTGAAGCTGTCAAGGAAGCGGCTAGCAGGATGCCTATGACCGCTGACGTAAGAGGATGGATAGGTGATTCCAGAACTAAGGAGGATATTTTGATGAATGACGTTACGATCAACATCGATCTTAACAACGATCCTTTCATAGCTCCTAAGTTTAGGATGAGTATCAAGGAGAACGAGGTATCCAAGGAGGAGACGGAAGTCTCGTTCCCTAACCTGCCGGATCTGCCATCGGAGTTCGCCTCGCCTACGAAGGCGGCCGAGGACAAGTCTTTGGTTTCCGACGGTAACGTAGTATCCGGAGAAAATGAGGCGGAAAATCCTTGCTAAATTAAATATCTTGACTTATCTTTGCGGCGTCAGTCCATCACCTGACGAGTAAGATATTTAAAAGTTGGTCCCTGTCGGGTGTGTGATGGCCCCGGTGGGGACTCTTTATATTATGCAATTAGATGCCTTTTTACATCGGAAGATCATGCAAGACCTACGCATCCAGCGAGTAAAGGTCTTGATGATGCTATACACCAGTAACTATTTTGTCAAGGTCAGACAAAAGCAGTTGCTTGATCATACATACTCATTAAGTAGGGATCAGGCTTTTGATTATATGACTGAGTTCAATAAAAGACTTAGTGATAAGGTTGGTATAAAATGTACGATGGATATCCTTCTACCTACCGATGATGATAACGCTAACATCATAATCGAGCACAATGGTATTATCAAGAAGTTGATGAAGGAGGCCGATAAACTGGAACTTGATACTGATGCTATCAAAGTCATGATGCGTGATCTTCTTGATGAGTTGAAGGATGATATTGATCTTAATATCCTGATATTTGACGTAACCCAGTTACTTATAAAATACAATCTATTTAGGTTGGACGCCATAACCGAGCAGGAGTTCAAGGACTCTTTTGTCAGAATGGATAGCAGGAATATGGAGATAAAGAAACTAACTTTATCTGATATCAAGAAGGTGGTGATGATGATGGAGGATAGGTATGATTATGCATTGTATATGACAGAGGAATATAATTGATTACATTTTTTGTAAAAATATATCCTGTTTGTTTGTAGTTTCAAAATAAGATCTTATATTTGCGGTGTCCATCCGTTATTGGGCCATAAGAAGATATTAACTCGCCTAGGCGTAGGCGATAGATGAGGGCTATTGGTGGAATAACGGACGCCAATGGCTCTCGTTGTTTTTATATTATGAGTGAATTATCTGAGATTTTTAGTTATGATGGAAATGAGGTGACTTTTAAGACGATCAATGGAACGACTTATATTAATGCCACAGAGATGGCTAAACACTTCAATAGAAGACCAAATGATTATTTATCGCTAACATCTGCAAATGAGCTGGTTAGTGCAATTACCAGAAAAACTGGTAAATCTGAAAATCAGTTAGTTATAAAGAAGACTGGAATGCCAGCTTTTGGAGGTGGAGTATGGCTGCATGAAGATATAGCTATAGATTTTGCTCAATGGCTTAGTATAGATTTTAAGTTATGGTGTGCAGACAAGATAAAGGAACTTCTATTGAAAGGGCATACATCAATAAATAGGAATAACTCTGATATAAGCAGAAACGATCTTCCATCTGATTATATAGAGGCATTAGAGGCTTTGCTTAAATCGGAAAAGGAGAAGCGTGCGTTAGCTGAGGCGAAGAAAGCGGCAGAGGAAGCCAAAAGGATATCTGATAATATCATCAAAGAACAGGCTCCTATGGTTGAGTTTGCCAAGACAGCCGAGATAGCTCAAGAGACGGATATGTTGATCAGAGAGGTTCGGGAAAAGCTAGAGGCTCATGGGTATGATATAGCGGAGAAGAATCTTAGGATATTGCTTGAGGATAATAAGTTCTTCGCCAAAACCGGTAAGAGATGGTTGCTTTCCCAAAGGATGATAGATCGTGGTTACGCTCGTTACAGGTATCGTGATGACGATGAGTTTTATGGAACTAACACTGTTTATGTAACTCCTAAGGGATTCCAGTGGATCGTGTCTAAGATATCTAGGGAATGGATGCCTAGGTTCTTGGAATTGAAAGGCAGGGTTCTGAGTAGATCAGATAAAGATATTTTCGCTAAACGATAAGTTTCATTTTTTTTTGTTATTTAGGATTGAGTTTTTGCCTGTCCGTGAGGATCGGCAAAATGATTTGTACTTTTCAGTAGAAACATAAGGTTTGTTATTATGTTGTTATTTAGTATCCCGTCCGCTCGTGAGAGTAGGCGGGATTTTTTATATCTTTGTGTCAAAACGATTTAGCAATGGGAAGATCTTGTTATGTGATAAAAAATAAGGAGGGTGGGGTAGATAATGTCCTTGCCCCTAACAACCAACCATCCGGATTATACCAAAGGGCGATGGAGGTGCTGGGCGACCAGAAGCAGGCCTTATCGGTCTGGGGTACGGCCTACTCTCCCGACTTCGTGTCTTTCTTTGGCGACTGGATGTCCATGTCATCAGAATATGATCTGGATAGTAATGGGGAACCTAGGTATGATGATGTCATGTCCTTTATCAAGCGGAAGAACTATTTCGCTGGCAATTTCATGGCCGATGAGGTTAAGGATATCAATAACACCCTTACTTCCTTGGGCGTCGATAATATCAATGATCTTAATGATATGATTGTATCTAATTTCCTCTCAGGCGGTGATATATTCATCAACAGATATAATCTTGAACGATCTGGGATGTATGACGCTGATGAGATTGATAATATCATGACTAACCGATCGGAGTATGAGCGGGTAAGGGATATGATGAGGAGGATTGTCGATTTTATGTCTGAGGGGAATCTTAATGAGAAGGATATGTATTTCCTGTCCTCCGAGTCAGGCCTTGGTGATGATTATATGATATATGAGGATACATATGACTCGTTAGGAAAGAGAAGGGGCTTGAATCCAATAGAGGTAAGGGATACGATCATGAGGGCGGTAGGCGGTATCAGCGACCGCCGGGAGTTCGATCAGGCTTTCGCCTCCATCCCATACCCTTCCTTGGCACTCCGGTATCAGGAGGATCAGGATTACGCAGATCGGATGTATGACACGTATCGTAATATGACCCGTATGGAGGTTCGGAGTCAGGACGGAAATACGATTACCGACTCGTACCTCAATAGTACCACACCGTATATCAGTATGCCTAAGGATATGAAGGGTCTAAGGGATAAGGTTGGGGAGATAATCGATATGGATGATTTTAAGGACATCAAGGACGTTACCGGACGTCTATATGACATAGCTATGGATCTTGCCGACATGGGCGTGGATATAAGCGAGGCGATCAGCGATGAGATGATTATATCCAGACCGGAGGATATCCGTGATCTTATGGCGTCGCTGGATGTCATGTTGTCTTCCATACAGGCCGGCAATTCGGTATACGATAGCTTTATCTCCGATCTTGATAGGATAACAGGAAAAGGGAACCCGATATACGAGGTTCAGGATACTTATTCTACTGGGGATAGGATGGTGTATGTAAGGTCCGGGAATACATCCCCTTCCGATATGTATGATAGGAGCATGTTGTATATGGGTAGGAATACGTACCATAACACGGCTCCGATAACCGACACCGATCAGGCCTATGAGATGTTGGCCGATATCGGGATAGAGCGGCCCTCGTACTTGCCGGCTGGCGTGGTTCCCGCCGGGGCTTCCCGTTCCGATATTGGCGTGGTCAAGGATAACATAAAGAAGCTAGTTATGTCCAACATCTCATCCTCGAATACAGAGAACATGATCCTTACCAGATTAATATACCAGCATCCCGTAACCCCTAAGATGGATGATGTCGATATTGATCGGGAGTTCAGGAGATACGAGGCTAGGCAGGGAAAGGATCGGGATTTTATCAAATCCTGTACATCGTTGAGGAAGATCCAGATCAAGGAAAGGTTAAAAAAATCGGATTTATATAATAATGTCTTACGTTTCCTTGATTTTAATGGATTTTATAATGTATCTTTGAACCACCATGACAGAGGTACGTTAAAAAGCATGGAGATGTCGTTGCCGGAAGGTCAGGTAAGGGATCTTCTGTTTGACGTGGCTATCGAGTCCGGTGACAGTAGCATGAGAAACCTTTTCTATCTGGATAGTCAGGATAGGATGATGGATGCCGGGTTTTACAGGTATCTGTACCAAAGGAATCCGGGCCTGCTCCGGGAGGTCAACGGCGGCGTCGAGGCGAGACCGGACGGTTCGTTCTTGGCTCGTGGGAGGTATGATGATTTCGTGTCATTCCAATCCGGCTTATATGAGAAGGTAGGTGAGACGGTTGATGGTGCGATATACAGGTTCGTTGATAATCTTATATACTCCGATCCATCATCATATCAAGAAAATATGGTACGAAGGATGGGTGACGTTACGGTAAGGAGTGACGATAATCGCCTGTCAAGGATAGAGGATAATCCCTCATCCAGTAAGATAATTAATGAATACACTGCTAATACAAATAAATTAATGCGAGATTTTTCGTGTAGTTAATCTCTCTTTGGCGTCGTGAGACGTTTTCTTTCGAGCATTGAAACATTGAATTTATGGATTTGCATGAATCCGGGTCGTAGTGATACGTTCCGGATTTTTTGTCTTGTATCGGTTCTTATTAATCCCATTTACAAGACATTAAGTACTTTGATGATGACACATATCACGATCTTAGGGCTGTTAATTTTTGAACTTTGTAACGCCCGCCATCAGGTGGGGTTATTATTAATTCAAAAATAAATAGACATGGGTACAAGTGGAGACAAAATCGTTTTGTTAGACGGTATGGGTTCCGGTAGTGGAAGCGCCACTAACGGTTTATTATCTATGATTCCGGGTATGTTTACCAGCCTTTTGGGTGGAAATAAGATGGATCCTAATTTGGTAGCGGCTTTGATGAACGGTCGTAACAACCAAGACGGTTTCGGCGGGGCTAACGGTTGGTGGTTGTGGATCATCGTCCTGTTCTGGTTATGGGGTGGCCGTGGCTTTGGCAATGGTTTTGGCAATGGTAATGAGTGTTGCGCTAATGGTCTTCCAGCTCAATTGAATAACGACTATGGTCGTGAGTTACTGATGCAGGCTATCCAAGGTAACAGAAGCGCTATCGATCAGATCGCTAACGCCTTGAACTGTACTACCACTCAATTGCAAAGCGCTATCTGTAACGTACAAGGCGCTATCGATAAGGTAGCTGGTCAGGTAGGTATGACCTCTCAGGCTGTTATTAACGCCGTACAGCAACAAGGTTGTGAGATCGGTAATCAAATTAGCTCTTGCTGCTGCAATTTGAGTTCTTTGATCAACCAAAGCACTTGCCAGACTCAGCAGATGATCAACAATCAAGGTTATGAGAATCGTCTTGAGACATTGAATCAGACTAACACGTTACAAAACACTATTAATCAAGGATTGACGAACAATCGTGAGCAAGCCACGAGTCGGTTCAATATCTTGAGCGCTAAGATTGATGCTCAAACAACCTTGATTAATGATAAATTCTGTCAATTGGAAATGCGTGAGATGCAGAATACGATCAATCAGTTGCGTGATGAAAGGTCGGCTTACCAAGCCTCCGCGTTGACTCAGCAACAGACTCAGAATTTGATCAACCAGTTGAGACCTACCCCTGTGCCGGCTTATCCTTCATGCTCTCCTTACCAGACTTATGGATGGGGTCAAGCATTTTATGGAGGTAATTACGGATGTGGGTGCAACAATGGATGCTGCAACAACGGAAACGCCGCTATTTAACTCTATAAAGGAAGGAGGCTATTATGGCTTGTGTTTCTAAAATAGGGTCTCTTTATGAGTTGGTCACGAAGAACGTGGTAGTGACTACTACCAACACCATCTTCGGCATCAACCCAAGGATATGGCTGTCCTTGCCATGCGAGGGCCTTCTGCTGCTGAAAATCCGGCAGGTGGTTCCGACAACAGGCGAGACATTGCCAGTACAGATAGCTATTCCAGCGAACAGCACCGTATCCACGGTAGGTAATGACACATGCTGCCCGGTAACCGGCGTGGCTGTGGTGAATCCGATCAACGTGGCTGTGACTGGAGCGGCTATGGTTAACAACACCGAACGCCTTGTTTATTTCAACAAGGTAAGGGGTGTATTGAGGCTCATGGATTGCTGTGTGCCTACAACTTCCGCCTCGGCGTCGGAGACGACTGTTGATGAGGAATAGGTTAGATTGGATGTCTAATGGGAGGGTATTCCCTCCCGCTTAAAAATCGAGATATGTTTAGAGACTTAAAGAAAGGATTTCAAGTATATACGCTGGATACATCCGATGTTCCGGTGTTCAGGATGGGGAATGTGGTTAACGTGTCCGAGCCTAGGTTCCAGCAACCCCAGATGGGTCAGATGGGGCAATATCAGCAACTACAGGATAGGGTGATAGACCTTACCGTGGAGATAAACGGGTCTTCCATGACCTATGTCGTACCGGAGAGCAGGGATGTCGCTATGTCCAATAACATAACTTTGGCCTGCTCGGTCGATCCGATCATGAACCAGCTTAACGCCGCTAAGAGAACCAGCTCCGATATTCTCGATAGTATCGATAAGCATAGGAGGACGCTAGAGGCTTGTGATTCGATCCTTGAGGAAATCAATCCGGCTTTTAAGCAGACTAAGGATCAAGACCGGAAGATCAAGAATCTTGAGGAGAAAGTCGATAGGATGGGATCCTCTTTCGATGAGCTAAAAGAGTTGTTAATTAAAAAATTAGGTTAAGATGAGAGTTATAGATTTAGGCGGCGGCCACGATGAGGACTACGATGATGAGATCTACGATCGTAGAGGCGGCCGTGGACGTAGCAGACGTTCGGATGGGACTTACATGGGTTATGGTGGTGGAATATATGACCATTATGGCAAGGAGCATGACGGTAGGATGGATGAGCTAGAACGCCGTGAGCGTGATCTTGAAAGACGTGAGAGGGAGCTGGAACGTGACGAGCGTGAGCTTGAGAAACGCGAGAGACTCCATGAACGTGAGGACGAGATGTATCGCAGGGGATGGTTCGGTGAGCGTGGCATCCGTGACGAGTTCGATGGTACCGAGCCGTATATGCGCAGGGGACGCAGGAGTCGTTACTACTGAGGAGCAGACGCCGATGACCCGGATTATAAGCGGTATATAGACACCCATGGATATCACTTTTCCAAGGAGCTGGCTAGGGAAGCCGCTGACAAGATGCTTAACGCCGACGGGTCCAAGAGAAGATGGACGATGGAGGACGCTAAGCAGATGTTCGATAAATGCGGGGCCAAGAAACCTGATAACGCCACTTGGGGAGATATCCAATACCTGTTCGCTATGTTCTATAGCGACTACTTTCCTAAGGTATTGGATTGCGACCAGAAAATAGTCAAGGCTGTCTTGGCTTATCTGGAAGACCCTGACGCCCCGGAAGGGACGGCGTTCGTAAGGTATCTGGCGGTGCGGTGCTTCGTCGGTGACACAATCAAATGGAGTGATATGATTTAGTTTGATACAACGTTGGAGAACCCTGTCGGCAATAGAATACCGATAGGGTTTCTTTTTGATCGTAGCCTTATTATGATTACATTTGTTCGAGGTAGATCTTTTTGTCATGGTAGGGTGGGCGGGAATGAAAAAAAGGCATCCTCACGGACACCCTTTCCCTTTGGTTGAAAATCACTTAAAACATTATGAGTTACTACACCGCAAATATAGATAATTAAATACAAACTGCAATGGGTAAGGGGTATTATTGGATAGAGCCAGTGGATCAGACGTTAAATGATTTCCAATTTTATAAGGCACGTATCGTAGGCGATCCTGAATATGACGAGAAACATCATCGTGTTATATTGAGGACTGATAAGTATTTCCCTGTCGGAAGTATCTTCCATGTCTTAAAAGACCCAGAGATGTTTGTTATAGAGAGGAAGTTTAAGACATGGGGGAATAAGTATGTCGTTAAGCCTTGTGAGGGTGAATGGGAATGGGATTCTGTCCAGAAACTTAAAGACAAGGCTATTATATTCCGTAGCGGATTCCTGCACGGGGACGGCAGTTTCTGACACTTACCCGTATCTTCCCCTCCCCTCGATTTCTTGGTATTTATGTATATAACTATATTTGAGCAAAAAATAAGTGTAATATGGCAGATTTTCAAGGTAAATACAATGGCAAGCAGATAGAGCAGCTTTTGGATAAGGCTAATGATATTGATCTTACCAAATATGCTCTTAAGACGGATAATGCCCCTACCGCCACGAAATTACAGGCGGCTAGGACCATAGCGCTGTCCGGGGCTGTTACCGGTAGTGTTTCATCGGACTTCGGAAGCAACGTAACTATCTCCACGACATTGGCTAATTTTGATGCCTCTAAGATCGCGTCCGGAACCATCAGTATAGATAGGTTGCCTAAGGCGGCTTTGGAGAGATTGATCGTGGTAGCTGACGATACGGCCAGATTTGCCCTTACCACCGCTACGGCTCAAAATGGTGATACGGTAAAGGTAACGTCTACAGGTAAGATGTATCTGATAAAAGACGAGTCTAAATTAAGCGGTGAGGATGGATATGAGCCTTACACGGCCAGTCAGGCTTCCTCCGTGCCTTGGTCCGGGGTTACGGGCAAACCAAGTACCTTCACCCCTCCCACGTCCTCCGCTACCGTTCTTGGCGGTATTAAGGTAGGATATACGACTTCCGGGAAGAACTATAAGGTGCAACTGGATTCGTCCGGCAACGCTTACGTTAACGTTCCGTGGACTGACAGTAACACGACTTATACCCAAGCTACAAGCGATAATCTGGGTCTTGTTAAGATCGGGTATTCAGCTAACGGAAAGAATTACCCGGTAGCTCTTGACGGAAATGGTAAGATGTATGTGAATGTTCCGTGGACGGATACCAACACGACATACACCAATATGGGAGCCGCTTCTGCCTCAGCGGCGGGAAAGGCAGGTTTGGTCCCCGCACCTGCCGCCGGAGCGCAAGCCAAGTATCTTCGTGGTGATGGGACATGGCAAACTCCTCCTAACACCACATATAGTAACATGGGAGGAGCAACGTCCTCAGCCGCAGGATCGGCGGGATTGGTACCCGCTCCGGCCGCCGGCAAGCAAGCCTCCTTCCTTCGTGGCGATGGTACGTGGGTGATTCCGACAAATACCACATACGCCAAGGCCAATACCACAACCTTAGGATTGGTGATGATCGGATATGCTGAGAATGGTAAGAATTATCCGGTGGAGTTGGATAGTAGTGGTAAGATGTATGTCAACGTGCCTTGGACGGATACTAATACAACGTATGGTGTTGTAGGAGCTAACGGGTCCACGGGGTTGGTCAAGAACGGCAGTACCGTGACAAGCGCCTCTGGATATACGGCTTGTCCTATCGTGGGTGGTATCCCCTATTATAAGGATACGAATACTACCTACGCCAATATGAAGGCGGCTACGGCTTCTGCCGCCGGTGCTGAGGGATTAGTTCCGGCTCCCGCCGCTGGTAAGCAGACGTCCTTTCTTCGTGGTGACGGGACATGGGTTGTACCTACTAATACCACATACGGATTGGCCTCTACTACAGCTAACGGCTTGTTGAGACAGCTTAATGGCAGTACATCCAGTTTCATGTGTGGAGATGGCACTTGGGCTACACCTCCTAACACGACATATGCCGTGGCCAATGAGTCTACTAACGGTTTGATGGCGGCCGCCGATAAGAAGACCATGAACAGGCTTATAGGGGTTAATACGGTCACGACATTAGCTAACCTGCCTATTAGCAAGAGAAGTATCACGGCTACGTTATCAGCCGCTACCACCCTATCCGTGCAGTCAGGGATGCAGATAGGGGAGGAGCTGATGATCAGGTGCGTCCCGTCGGCGGCCTTCACGCAGGCTATACCCAACTCCGGGAATTATGCAAGCATGAGTGGTACTTCTATAACCACTACGGCTAACAAGCCTTTCGAGATAAATATCTGGTGTTACGCTTCAGGTAAGTATAGTATCGCCGTTAAAGAACAAGATTAATGATATAAGATATGAGCTACGTATATATAAACAGGGAAATATATCCCAATCAATTAGTTCAGGACGATCCGCTTGATGATAATTACGCCAAGGGCTATAGTTATGATGATTACATTAACGGGAATCCCGCCCCATGGATAGAGTTTGGGGAGGAGCAATTGGCGTTCAAGGAGGCTAATCCTAAAGCTACGGTTAAGGAGATTATCGAGGCTAAATTGGATGACTCAAGGCTTCTTAACGAGGAGAAATCGGCTAAATATGAGGAGCTGAGATCTTATGAGACTGAAAATCTCCATGAGTTTTTCTTGGATGATAAAGATATTTATATTCCTGAATATAACAGACGTAATGCTTTGGCTGATGGGGCTATAGTCGGTAAGATAACGATTATGGGTCTGGAGTTCGATATGACGGGAGGCAAGATCTTGATCGGGATGATGGATAAGTACGATAACGATCTGACAACGGCGTTAGGGGACAAGCAAAAGCAGATCAGTCTAGCCACTACCGTAGAACAGGTGAGGGCTGTCGATGTTCAGTCCGGCTATCCTGATAAGGTAAGTGTTACCACGGCATACATCCAGCAACAGGCGAAGGAGAAGGACGCTTCTGATCCTCAAAAAGTAGCTGTCAAGTTCTCTAGGATGGTAGTTAATAATAAGGCCATATCTTTATCTTCTAACGAGAAATTGGATGTTAAGATCCTATTTCCTATATGGGGACAAGAAGGGGCGGAGTTCGGGTTATCCGTGGATACAGGATTTTGCCTTAGGGTAGTTAAGGAGGATACGGATATCCTTTATGAGGTTATACAACCACATACGTTATCAGCGGAATGGGAGCCTGGACTCAGTACGGCCTCCTTATATAAGGTTGTTGACAAGGAGCATGCCGGGACTATAGGTGATCCTATCCCTTATTTCCCTCCTATGGAGATATTTAAGGATAAATATTACATTCAGAACGCTGACGTGTATAAATGCACAAGGGATAGTGGAACTCCTCTTAGTCATAATTTAAAGGACTTAGTAGGGTTGTATGTTGAGGTTGTACAGGGCTAGTCGTATCTACCCCCCCCCTATATTTGGCTTGTGATATGATACAAGTTATTTTTGGCATAGTAAAAGGACATTTTTTAAAAATTATTTGAATATGGCATCACAAAAATTTGGTTTCGTAACCATTGATCCGGTATCAGGATCAGGCAATATGGCTGTTAACGTATCTGGTGATAAATACACTGGTCGTGTTCAGCGCACGCAAAATTTTACCGTCACGACTAACGGAGGCGTATCCAAGGCATTGATCGTTAATCAAGAGGCGGCTGTAGAGACTGTTACCGTTGATAGCCCCGCCGCTTCCGTCCCGAAGACAGGTGGTACGGTAACTATCACGGGTAAATCCAATAGTACTAAATTGACATTCGCCTCCACTCCGGCTGAGAGCAATGGTCTTGCCTTGACCTTGCCGCAGAATTATACGGCTGCTGGCAAGTCAACCGTCAATGGAGCTGTTATAGCGGATGACCCCGGAGCTACCGGTGAGTTCGTTTGGAGTATCTCTATCGCCGATGTCCCGGCTAACGTAACGGTAGAGGAGTTGGTAGCTAACTTGACCGTGACAGCTAATGGTGGTCAGAAAGCGCAGGTAACTATCACTCAAGCCGCTGGTGATTCTACTCTTGAACTTGACAAGGAGACGATCAACTTAGATGTTAACGGTACTGCTCAGACAGTTAACGTAACATCTAATGACGCATGGACTTGGGTACAAGCAGCGGCTAAAACTGTATTGAGGATGATGAGACGATAATCGTATTAATATCATGTGCTAGAACCCCGATCGACTAAAGCCGGTTGGGGTTCTCTTGTTTTATTATCTTTGTGGGTAGATGATAATTAAAAGACATAATTATGAGTGATTTGAATATTAATTGGAAGGACGGGGTAGGCGAGGTAACGGACCAGCCTCTGACCGTCAGCCCGGGGTCCGGGACCGGGGACGCCCCCGTTTCCTTTGGCTCGGTGATGAACAACGGTCTTGATCGGACTCTTGAGCTGGAGATAACAACTCCAAAAGGTGTTAAGAAGATACTTACAGTGAATCAGGAGGGATGCCGGCAGGCTTATATCACGAGTGACGGCAAACGATGGCTGACTAGCGACAATCGGGTGTATGGGGTTTTGAAAAGCGATGCTCCATGCGAATGCACGGGTGATTGCCCTTGATATTTTGTTTTTACGAATTTTGTAATTACATTTGTGGCGCATGTCCATCACCATGCTTTTCGTCGCTAATTTATTATAAGGGATACCGGTCTGTGATGGGATCGGCATCCCTCTGTTTTTTAATATGGAGAAGATAAATGTTTTCGATGTTCAGGTTCCTGATGGGAGACAAATCCGTTGTATGTCGTATAATAAGGTTACTTATTTTGATCTTGACGATATATGTAAGTTATGTTTTGACTCATACGATCTACATGATGTGGCTGACACTAAGGTAATGAGTGAGTTCCTGCACCGAGAGGGTGGTCGTTATTGGACTACGATAGATGGCGTAAGGCAGTTGTATCGTAGGATTGAGTGTAAGATGTGTTTTGAGGTTATAGAAAAATTAAAGGGATTATGAGAGAAAAGAAATTTGATTTCGTGATATATCCGTTGGATTTGATTATCACGGTTGGATTAGATTATAAGACGTTGTGTGATCGTTTCGAGAATATGGAACCTGAACACGAGGGGAAATGGGGAGATGAAGATGATATGGATAAGGAGGCGTCTTTCGTGAATTTGGTAAGGGATAGGGACGATGATGATAAATTTGCCATACTTTGGAATTTTTCGAGCGACGATGATTTAATAATGAGAGATATATGTCACGAGTCATTCCATATAGCAATGAGCGTATGCCAATTTTGCAACATGTCTCTTGGATTTAAGGTTGGAGAGGATGAACACGCAGCGTATATAGCCGGATTCGCTGGTGATTGCGTTAGTGAGTTCATCAATAGCAAGAATACGGATTAAGTCATAAATTCTATAAGGAATATAAGAATATCAGCCTCCGCTTATTTGTGGGGGCTTTTTGTTTATCTTTGTCAAAAACATGAAGTTATGTCGAGTTGCGTAATTAAAAGGAATAAGGAAGGTAAGATAACCCGTGTCTTGACCCCTTCCGGCGAGGTATCCACCTTGTTCGATAAGATAGCGGGTATAGCCGCCGTAAGTGACCTTAATAAGGCCGCTGAAGCTTATATGACTATTTATAACGATAAGTTTAGGTCTAAGTTCGGGAACTGGACGAGATCCGTACCAAGGAATAAGGAGGCCGCCAGATCCATAAGCGCCAAACTTAACGCTAGCGAGTGGGGGCAGCTTATGTCAGCTAAGGTCTTGTCCGCCATAAGCGACATGGATGCCCCAGCGTTGGCCAGAAGCCTTGGGAATAGCGACAATGTCGTGGCTTATCTTACCTCCGGAGAGGTAGGTGATGTCAATGATATGGCGGTGGTAGATACATCTACGGTACAGGAGGTGGATTTGGATTCCATAAACGAGGATAATATTGGCGATACGATACTGAAAGAGGCGTCATGGGATGATATAAGGGCTATCAGGGAGAATATAGATATTAAGGAGACAGCTCGTATGTTATGGAAGGCCGTGGAAAGCGCTTTTACCGGGCAACGACCTAATATCAGGGTGAAGGGTGGAAATATAGATGGTGAGATCATATTTTCTGGTAATGTCTTGCCTTTAAATGATATCGAGAATTATACGCCTCCATCTTCAAGATTGGTATATGATTCCGGTGAGCCTCGCCTGTTCTTTAGATCGGATGATGGCAAGATACATGACTCTTACGCCAACGCCATAAAAGGCTCGTCCGGCGGGCGGGTTGAGGCCGGGTTCTTGGCCGGCAGTGTCGAGGAGAGTGACGTCCCGTCCGGTACGGCTGACATCTCCTTTGGCTCGTCCTCCATAACCCTTAACAACAGTGAGTCATTCATACCGGTCCTTGGTATCAGCTCAGGCTCTAATATAAGCACTCGTGGAGGGTTTGTCAATTACCTTATCAAGAAAGGTCTGTTGAGCGGGGAGCGTATAAGGTTAGGGGATAGGTATTATCTTACCGGAGCCGGCAACTCTGATGGTCTTAAGATCTATAACGCTATGGACGCCTTGTCTAGACTAAGGAACAGGTTTGGTAGTATGTCTTCTGAGATGAACGTATTAGGCTCCATCGGTTTTGATACGGAGGTAAATAACGATCTTGATCTTATCACGACATCAGGGGAGAAGGTTACGGTAAGCAGATCGGAGATAAAGGGCATGTTAAGGCAAGGTAAGTTTGAGGAGCTTAATAATAAGTATGATGGGTTCATGGAGCTAGCCTTGTCGTTGATGATGGAGGATAACGCCTTGTACGGAAGTAATGTCCGTGGGGTTATTGAGAATGAGAAGGCGGAGGATCTTCAGAACAGGACTGATATCACCAACATCTTATCCACGTTAGGTATCCGTGTGATGGGTATGTCCGAATATATGGATAAGTATAAGATGCGTAATGGTGTCGAGCCTTCGGCTAGGGCCTTATCCGATATGGCTAATGGGGTTATTGCCCTGGCTGAGGGAGCTACGGTAGAGGATCTTAATGAGGAGGTGGCTCACTTCTTGATCGATACTTATCGTAATCAGCAGGAGATTGACGAGGTTCTGGACTCTGTTGTCGACACGCCATTATGGAATCAATTCGCCGGTCGTTACTATGAGGTGTATGGGAAGGAATACCAAGGGGAGGAACTGGATCGGATGGTGAAGCGGGAGATCCTAGGTAAGACGTTGGCCCAGCGGTTCGTACCGGGCATGGAACAGGCGGTGGAGGATCTGGCCTCGTCCGAGGACGCCCAGCTTTCTTTGTTTGGCAGGATGATACGAGCCATACGTAATTTCTTTACCAGCCAAAGATCAGACTTGAATAAGGTTCTTGATAGGATAAAGGAGTCGGCGTTAGCTGATGATCCAAGCGCATTTGACGTGCTTCTATTAAAGGATAGCGACCATCTTATGTACTCATTATCGGATGTTGATGTGGCTAATAAGCTGATCAAGAACGGTAGGTCATTGGAAAGACTATATACCAGATTGCAGAGGATGAGGTCAAGCCAAAGCCAGAGGATCGGTGAGAGTATCTCCCTTCTACGTGATATAGGCGAGAAGGTAAGACAAGTCGGTGGTGAGCTAAATAAGAATAACAATCTATTATCCACCAAGAGCGTCATAGCGACCGCCAAGGCTGAGGTGGAGTATTTGGTCACTGTCGCCAGTAGCCTACGTAAGAGCGGAAAAGGATTGGATTATGAGACGATACAGGTTATCGATAACGTATATGGGGAGATAGTTCCTCTGATCAGGAACCTTCGTGGATTCGTCAATAATCAGGCGGCTGATTATTATGGCAGCAATAAGGTTGGTATGGTAGAGGATATGGATGATATATTACGTATGGCTGAGACATCCATGTCTGATATAAATGCTCTTCGAAGTGATCGTAATGAGGACTGGCTGGATGGACAGCTCAGGATGTTTAATATCCAGGAAAGATATTGGAATGGGATAAAGAAGTTGATAAATAACATCCATAAGGATATCAATGTCATGTCCCGGTTCTTTGGTACGCTGGAGCATAGTGGTAACGCTATTTTAGGTATGTTAGGCCAACGTCTAGCCAAGGCCCATAATGAAGCCCATACCGAGGGTATATCCAATATCAATAAGATGACTAGGATGATGAAAGAGCGTGGATGGGGGATAAAGGATAATGAGGATCTTATACAGAAGATAAATGGGAAGAACTCGGATTACCTTGACTCGTCCCGTGATTTCGCTAAATACGATTTGCTATACAGGACCGAGCAGGCTAAGGCTATTATCGATATATATGATCTTAAGAATGTTACGGGTAAGACCGAGAAACAACTTATCGACCTTCTTCTATCCGATAGAGGCCTTAAGGTGAAGACCCGTGACGACATAGTAGGATATGACGGGGATAAGCCTATCACTAAGGAGGTATATCATATATTCAAGCCTACCATCCAGAATTTCGATATCTCGGACATGACGTTCGAGGATCAGCAACGGTATCTGGATACGATAAATAAGTGGTTGGATGAGAACCGGGAGAAACCTATGGTGCAGGCTTATTACGATAAGATCGAGAAAGTCAATAAGAAGGTCGAGGAAAGACTGGGTCGTAGGGTATCGCAAGCTACGTCCGATTTCATGACCCGTATCCGCAGGAGCCGGTATGTGGCTATGGATAAGTTCGTGAGGAACGGGAAGGTCGATTGGAAGGCGTTTCAATCCGATCCTATAGCTTGGAGATCTTATCTGGATATTTTACGTGATAGGGCTATAGCCAAGAGCGAGTGGTATTCCGATGGGACACCAAAGGAAGAGGGATCCGAGGCTCTGATGATGTCCGAGGAGATCAAGGCATGGGACGAGGCGTGGGCCGAGGAGTTCGGGAATACCAACGAGGGCCGTAAGGCTTCCGCCGAGTTCAAGGAGATACTTCGTGGGATAGAGCGGTCCGAGGGCGGCAAGGCTGCGTTTGAGTTCCTGCTAGCTGGCGGTCATCTTGGCTTCTCCAAGGATATGTGGGGATCCGAGGAGGGTGATTATTACGAGAATCTGGTTGATAAGATCACGGAGCAATCTGTATCATCATCAAGGATAGAGAAGGTAGAGGAGGCGATGGCGACAATAAACGAGATCAATGACCAGCTAAGACCTTTGCTTATTCAGTACCGGGACAGTACTAGATATGGCGAGTATGATTTCGATCGTCTTCGTGGATCATCGTCATTAAGAAAGATAAACGAGTTATATGATCGTCTGGCCGAGGCCAAGAGTGTCATTAATGCCGCCGCTTCCGCTGAGGCTATTGAGATGGATATGCCTGATACGGTGGAGAGTGGAGTCACGGATTCTTACCGTAACGCTTTAAGGGATGCCATGGCATACGACAAGGGTATGGATGAGATTAAATTCGCCAAGGAACATATGTCTGCCCGCTCCCGGAGTCAGGTGGATAGGATGGCCGCCAAGTTATCTCGGAAAAACCCGTCATGGACGACCGTGGAGGTATCGTTTTTGAGAAGGAAATACGGTCCTGACTTCAATAATAAGCTAGCTAACGACATAGCGATGGGTAAGACTGATAAGATCCTTGTCGAGTACGCCAGAACCCGGTTGTATCCTTATATGAGGAAATATTCTCCCAAAGGGTATTCTGATTTCATCAGAAAGATAAATAACGGTATATATAAGGTATCCGAGTTCTTTGATGCCATAGAAAATGGTATATCCGAGAAAGAGAGCGTATCCCGTTTCGGGTTCGATATTAATATGATTGATCTGACGATCAACAACCAGTGGCTTGATGAGGCCGATGCCGAGAGTTCTTTCCGTAATCCTAATTATAATCCCGATCTGGGTTATGGGTATCATACGCCTAGGTTCGATAAGTACAAGAACGAGGCTTTTTTCAAGAAATACGGTATTACCAACGAAGGGGAGGAAGCTACGATCAATAAGGATAAGTGGGAGATGAGGAAGGAGCTGCTTAACATAAGCCGTAAGGCTATGGAGGATTATGATGAGCGATTCCGGAACATCTACCAAATACCACAGATATCCAAGGGCGGCGTGGAGAGGATGGTGCAGGCCGGGGTTGACCCGAAGGCGGCCATCGGCAACGCCGTACGTGATATCGTTGGCGAGAGGGTGGATGACCCTATACATGGTCAGGGGCAAGACCTAGGAGGGATTGACGAGAACGATAACAAATATCGTATGATCCCCAAATACTATCTTAGTAAGCTGGAGAACGCCAACGACGTGTCCCATGACTTCGCCTACTCCTATTCCATGTTATCCTTGCAGGCTACCGCTTACAAGTATAAGAGGGCGGCCTTGGATGATGTCATGGGATACAGGAACATGATGCTGGAGACGCAATACGACGGCGGTAAGAACCCGGAGGCCACTCACGCCTATAGGATGTTTCAGGACTGGGTTAACGCCAGTATCTATGATGTTAGGATAAATAATAAGCGGGCAGAATGGAATATAGGTAATTATAAGGTCGATCTTAATAAGCTGGCTCTTATGTTTACCAAATTCGTATCCAAATCCAACTTAGGCTTCTCCCCATTCGTCGCGGCTACCGGCGCCCTTACCGGGCAGGCCAACTTCCTTTTGGAGGGTATGGTAGGGCAGTATATAAGCAAGGACTCCATGAAATACGCCTATGGGGAAGCCCAGAAGCAGTTAAGTACGTACGTGTCGGAGATCGGGGATATAAACCGCACCAACAAGCTATATGTCGTTGGAGAGGCTCTAGGCGTGTTCAATGTCCGTAACCGTGTACGATCGGCAGCGTATAACAAAATCTGGAGAACCTTATTCCGGGACCTGCCGTTTAAGATGATGGAGGTTCTTAACTCCCCGTTGGATCCGCAGGTCATTATCTCGGTCATGGATGATACCCGCCTATACGAGGGTCAGTTCTGGTCATACTCCAATTTCAAGGAGATGATGATGAAAGACAGAAATATGTCCGCTAACGAGGCTAAACGCGATTGGGAGCGTTTAAGGGATTATTCTATGTGGAACATGGTAGATGTCAAGGACGGAAAGATCGTGGCTAAGAACGAGGCTAACAAGGATATTATAGACCGATATATACCCACCTTGTCCAGTAGGGTAAGGAGTATGGTGCAGATCTGTGACGGCGCCTTGAACGAGCAGAACCGGGTGGGGGCTAGCCGGAACGCTATCCTTAATATGGTGCTGCCTCACCGTGGATGGTTTATATTGGCCGTACAGCGGGCGTATAAGAAAGCCGGTTTCAATTTCCAAACCAACCAGTTTGAGGAAGGATATATGAGAACGTTATGGAGACTGGCCGGTAATGTCTATGGATCGATGTCCGAGGGCAGGATGGGAGAGGCATATGACGTGCTTAAGGAAGAGTATGATAAGCTTACCCCCTACGAGCAGATCAATATCAAGAGATCGATTATCAACATGGCGGTATTCGCTACGATGATGGCCATAGGACGGGCTTTGATGGGATATAGGGAGGATAATGAGGATAGCTGGTTCGGGCAGTTCATTACCTACATTGGGTTCAGGACGATCAATGAGATCGCCTCCCAGACATCCCCGTTCATGGAGCTTAACGCTATAGACATGTTACAAGACCCGCTGGTTACAGCCCGTAAGTTGGGTGATCTTACCGATCCTCGAAACTGGGATCCTTTCGCTACCGTCCAGACCGGAGTGTATAAGGGCGAGAGCAAGCTATGGAGGCAGCTCATGAAGTTCTCGTTTGGTAAGCAATGGTATAATATCAAGACGGCTAGGGATATTAAGCAGACATCCGACTACTGGTTGATGACCAACGGCATGACGATGGGATTCTTCTTAGGAGGCAGGGATAAGGACGAGTCCGGGGAGGACGCTAATTGGTACTTTGATAGAGGTAGATAACTGATATAGTATGACGAAAAGATAGCCAGTAAAGTTGTTTAATACAATCTTACTGGCTATTTTTGCATTCCCATCTATCCATCCCGGACGGATGGGAATAAACAATTATCAATTATGAATGCAAATGTAAGCATTTATCAAGATTCCGTGAAGGATAGTAGCGGAATTTTGACGTCTGAATCCAACGAAATGGGATTGTCTACTATTTTTAATTACAATGGGAATAATGTAGCTTTTATCAAGACCAGTTATGGTATTCTTATTAATGCCACTGATATGGCTCGCCCATATAATAAGAGACCTGTTGACTATTTAAGGCAAATATATGTAAATGAATTAGTTAGTACAATTGTGAGCCAGACACACATATCTGAGGATCAATTAGTTATAAAAATGAGAGGAAGCTCTGAAAACGGAGGAGGGACATGGTTGTATGAGGATGTGGCTATAGATTTCGCCCAATGGCTTGATGTTAAATTCAAAGTTTGGTGTAATTCTAAAATAAAGGAGCTTCTTACTACTGGTTTAGTGAAACTGCCAAATTTTAATAATCCTCCGGAAGCAGCAAGAGCATGGGCCGATGAGTATGAGGCTAGGATGAAAGCTGAGAAGGAAGTTAGATTAGCTTTGGAGGCTAAGGAAAAGATTGAGAAAGAGAAGAGGATGGTTCAAGCTGAATTAAATACAGCTATAGATACTATAAAGGAGAATGAACCGGTAATTGATATGTTTAAAAGGTCTATTCCAAGAGAGGGTGTCCTTATCCGTGAATCATCAAAATATTTTGAGCAATTTGGCTATTATATCGGGATTAAGAACATGTATCCGTTATTACAGGAATTAAAATATGTTTTTAGGAATGAGAGAGGTAGGATAGAGGCATATCAGTCCGCTCGTAATTCTGGATTAGTTACATATGGATCTGATCCTGGTGATGAATATTGGGAGGCTAAGGCCGTGACTGTTATGATAACATTAAAGGGATTTGTTAAACTGGAAGAATTGTCAAGAAAAAAAAGGAGCGTTTTTGAGAAATATGGTCGGTTCACGATATGATGCCCCTCACTGCGATTATTCTGATAAAGGCAAGGCTATTAGAGCGCTTACTGGCGATAATAGGTTCACTAAAGATATTGATTATAAAGTTTTTACCCAAAATGGTAAAAACCCTACTGAGGGAAGATCAACAATTGTATATATGATAACTGCATTTTGCGTGGAATGTTTGATAACAAGGAAAGAAAGATGAGTATAAATAAATAGTTATACCATTGATAATTAATGTAATCCAAAAATGGATTTACATAATAATAGAAGGATAGGCGATTATCATCCTATCCTTCTTATTTTCGTTATCGGTTATTATATTTATACACAAAATCATCCACATCCATATACTCACACCCGAAGTTTCCCGCCGTCTTCTTATCGGAGTCGGAGAACTGCCCTTCTTTTCCGGAAGCGTCCCCGATCATCAAGATAGTATCGTATACGATCTTTTCTTCCTCATCTTCATCGTTATTCATGTATTCGATGAAATCCATATACTCTTTTATCATCCCTATATTCGGCTTCCTATTGACGTTGCGTTTATTATTGCTTTCGCAGTAATAAGCACTTACGGATATATCCGTGTAATCTTCCAAGGCGTTTGATATGTAATCGAATTTATATTCAAACATCTCTTTGTCCACGAATCCTTTTTCTATACCTCCCTGGTTCCTTGGCATAGTCGAATTTATCCACCATATACTCGTTTGTCAACATCCAATAACTAGACGTAGCGGTATTATCAACGCAACCGCATTTAGCGCATACAAATAAGCTCATATTTTAGTATCGTTAAATGTCGTTATCCTTATCATCGTCAACCCTCTCCACCTTAATCATCCCCATATCGCCTGAAGGTAACGTCATGTCGCTATACACGTTATTCCAGTTCTCGTCAATAGCCAATTGATGCAGTATTGATCTATATATCTGGTAGGTGTTTCCGATAAGTCTCTTTCTATTGATCATATCTTTACTACCTCCATCATACCCTATATGTTCATAGTCTTCGAGATCCGGGAACAGCCTTCTTCTTATAGCCATCGAGTTATTTGCTATAAAGCTTCTTATCCCCAGCGACTCCGTCCTGTCCATATCATCTATCAAAGTTTCCGTGGTATGCTGAAGATCCATGTCTCCGGCTGCGTATCTGCTTATGTCCTCCACGCACCGGGATATCAGCATCAGTTGTTCCCTTGTCAATGTTATTTTATAAAGTTGTTTGTTGTTCATATCCTTCTATTTTATTTATCATCTCGAATATTTTCACCGCTATCAACGGCACTATGGCATTACCATAAGCCTTTATTGATTCTTTTCTCCATTTCCCGTAAGGAATGGTAAGGTTGTCCACATTAAAGGGTAGCCCATCATTTCCTCTACAAATAGGGGACTGAGTTGGAAAACTCTTCCATTGAGTCGATCCCCGTCCATCCCAATCACGGCAGGCATATTTCTTAAAGAGTCTGTTCTCGGTGCTCCGTTGCTTTTTGTCATCTTCCTTATCGTACAAGAACCTGTGTGATCTGAGGCCGCTGGTGTCGGTAATAAGTCTCCGTATTTTATCCCTTGTTTGGGAAGTGAACTCAAATCCATGAATCTTGTCTTCCCGTCCTTGTCGCAAACCTTCAACCCTTGCGTCTGAACAGTCGGAAGCAATGAACCATATCCTATACCGTTTATGTGGCGCTCCGACACCGCAAGCTGGAACAATGATCGGTTGGACGGAATATCCTTCACGTTCAAGATCGTCGCAGATGGTATTGATGATATATTCTTGCTCAAGTATCGTTTCCTTGTAATTTTCTTCATCTTGATCACTTTTCGTTTCCACGTCAGTTTCACTACCGGGTTGAACCATATTGGTGATTCCAGCAACATTCTCGCCAATAACCCAGAGCGGTCTTGTCTCTCGTATGACTCTAAGCATTTCCGGCCAGAGATAACGGTCATCATCCGCTCCCTTTCGTTGTCCAGCGACGCTAAATGGTTGACAAGGGAAACCTCCGGTGAGCACGTCGATTTTCCCTTTCCATGAAGTGAAATCAGTTCTTTTAATATCTTCATATAATACTGTTTTTGGAAAATAATATTTTAATACACTTTGACAGAATGGATCTATCTCGCATTGAAAGACATTGTTCCATCCTACCTCTCTAGCGGCTAAATCAAAGCCTCCTATACCTGAGAAAAGACTAGCGTGATTCATTCCATCTTATTTGATATTAATTTTTCTTTTATATGTTTAGATATATCAATTATCTCATCTTTTATATTGCAGTCATCTTTTAATAATGAACCAAATATACATGATATGGCGCCCTTTAGGCCTAGCGCTATCCCTATCTCCAATATTTTTTATCGGTATTAGAGATTTCTACAGGTTCATATAATATTGATGATATGTTGTTAACGACGTATATTATATCATCTTCATTCATTGATGTAGATTTATCGACAATAGCTATAAAATCTTTTATAATCATAATATAAGCTATTTTTATTTCTTTTATCGTATCATCGCTTAGATGTCTATCTCTTATATGCCTTTCAACATACTTGTTTGCTAGATTCTCTATTTTGTCCATTTGTGCTATCAATTATTTAGTTAATAATAGATCATAGTCCTCTTCGTCTATACTCCCATTATTGTTGACATATATAATGAAATCATTTAAAAGCACGGTCTTATCCTTGGATAAGGCTTTTATAATAAACTCTCCATCATCTTTCAACATCACATGCACAGTATCCCAGATAACATATTTTTGACATTCTCTCTCAATCCTTTTGGTTATATTGAGCATCTTCTCGTATGCTTCTTTATGCCTTTTGATCATTTTGTCTAGCTCAGTCGTATCATTTTCCCGTATAACCGTGAATATATACTCCTTGTTACAATTCCAACATTTTATTAGTCTTTCTGATCCACACTTCTTGTCCTTGTAGAAGAAGCATCCCCTACATGGCTCCTCATGGTCGTAGCTTAATACTACAAGCAGCTCCATGCCATTCTTGTATATCACGTCTCCTTGTTTCATCTTGTCTATTTTATTAATCTCATTATCAATATAGCAAAGTTGAATATTATCCATACTATAGATATCCAGAATGTTATACTCAACATAAGACCTATGTTCTTAGGTATAGGATCTACTCTCCTGAATGTAAGGATCATGAATATAAATGTCTTGAAGTTCATAATTTACGATATTTTTCTATATAGTTAACTATTAGATCCTTGACACCTTTAGGGACATTAATTAGCTTAAGGTTACCTTGGAATATATCCTTACCGTACTCGTCCATGATCACCCCGAATGAAGGATTCATGATTCTTGTCGATATACATATCGGTTGGTCGGTATCGAATCTGATAACGGCTACCTTCTTCTCGTTTATCGCCTTCTTTAGGGCTATATAAAGCTTATGACCTTTAACAATGTCACAATTACCTTTCATGATCTTAGACATATATATGATATGCTCTTTCTTCACATTGCTGAGATTGTCCATCAGTTTAAGATCTCCACCAACAGATTTCCATTTTTTGAAGCAAGATATGCATAGACAATAACTGGACTTGGCGTTCCTCGGCATCATCCTGCTGCTACCAGCGGGAACCGTATCGCCACAGCAGACGCACGTCCGGTCTTTGTTGGTGCGTACTGGGCCATAGCTGTTTATCGGGTATTCTTTTTCTTTAAGCATCTTTTTCTGTTTTCAAAATTATCATCACCATATTCATAATTAGGACAAGCCTTATTGCTTGGGCGTCTCGTATAAGTCTTTTGCTCCCTATCATATTTCCTGTTAGGGTTTATATAATGGTCGCACACTTGCCAAATGGAGCAGCATACTTTCCCGTATCTTTTCGCCCATTCCCGATCATGTAGATGTACACAAGTGGCGCAAGTTGGGTTCTTGAGCTTATCCTTATTCTCATCTATGATCTTATTGACCCGATCAAGAATAACATGCATTTTTTCAATATTTATGACGTTAAATGCGTCTGGGCATGGAAGATATGTCATTGAGCTTATATCTATGTCCATTTCCTTGGATTTATTGTAAGCTGATTTGTATTTCCTTCTCATCAAATCCTTTAATTGATTTACTTTTCTCTCATAAGTCCCCATATTTCACTCAGTTTTCCATCCTTGTTTTTTCAATAGATCCACCATCATCTCCTTTATCTTAGGGCTAATGGCTTCGGTAAGTATATCAGCGGCCAAGTTAATAGAGAAGCTTGTCATTCTAGATTCTCCTATATACTTCTCGCTGGTAACTTCTTTCACATAGTCGTGAATATCCTTGATCATTTCATTTTGAGATCTTAGGAGATCCAGTATCTTATCGAGTTTATCATTCATCTTTTTTCTCGAATATACCTGACAATAACCAGAAGACCACTATCAAAAAGAAAAATAGCCCAAGAGCCTCATCCGGATAATCATGCATCGCCTCTAAGATACTTCTCATAACTTAACATCCATTTTACCGATTATACGATAGAAAATATCCCTAGTCAGCTCAATATCGTAAGTAGCGTCATGAAGCTTATTCTCGTCGATCTCAATACCCATAGTTCTGGCTACGGTCATCAACTTAAAGTTCTCCATATCGTTTCTTACGCCCATCAGGAACGGTATCACCATAACATATACATCCATACAGTTAGGATAGAACCATGATCCGAAATACTTATCCCCACATTGGGTAAATAAAGCCCGTAGGAAGTTGTTGTCGAATCCGGCGTTGTTATACCCCACCAAATACATTTTATCCCTCTTATCGAACTTATTCACGTATTTGGATAATATACCAACTAACTGCCTGTACCCTTCTTCCATAGGCTGATACGACTGCACTTGCTCCAAGGTAACACCAGCCACATCCAGCGCCTCTTGCTCTATCGTGGCGGCAGGGTTCGGGGCTAGGCGGATGTCGAACCTCTCAGTCTCCTGCCCGTCGATATCCACGATCCCTCCTATTTGGTGTATCCCGTTTCTCCAGAACTTAACCCCGGTTGTCTCTAAATCAAAAAATAGTAATTTGCTCATGTCTATTTATTTTGTTAATTTATCATTATCTAAGAACTAGTCGTGAAATGCTTTTATAATATATACTCCCATCAACTCTTTTACCTTCAAAGAAGTATATCCAATATTCTAATGAAGAACATCCAAAAGCAAGACATAGATTATTTATCGCATATCTAAAGTATTTCTTGCCTGAACGAAATAAGATTTGAAATTCTTTATTATTTAAATGGAGTCTTTTTTTGGTTTTTCTTTTATTCATGTTTATAGTTTTATTTTAAATGTTCCTTAATCTTATCCAATGCCTTATAAGACAGATAGCTGTCTATAGTATTATCGCTATCTATTTCCAGCAACTCATTAAACAAGTCTTTAGCCAATGCTTTCCACTGCTCTCCCCAATCACGGAGATTCTCGACCTTTGACCGTATATCCTCGAAATAAGAATCTACGTCTGATTTGATTGATTTTGAATAATATTTAACATCCTCCTCGTCCCCATCCATAATATAATCACATTGTGTCCTGATATCTTTTATATGACTGTCTATATCACTGCACATATAATCAACAGGTTTACGTATATTGAATATAGCTTCTGACGTAAGACCGGTTATATCTTGTATGTCTTTTAAATTACCCATGATTTAATCAATTAAATACCAACCATCCACCTGCAAATCCCATTGCGAAAATAGATAAGATTATAGATGTGAATAATATCCAATCTTTTGCGCTTAACTCATTATTATCTCTCTTTATTTTATTAAGATAATCATATATAGCTGTATAGACAGCATGGTGAATATTCTCGTCTCTAGCCCTTACGATATTATCATATTCATTATATCCTAGATTATGGGTGGCGCTTTCGATCCTCATATTCCCCGTAACCTTTTTATTTACATCGAAATCGAAACTAACCACTATATCGGTGGTTAGAGCGCTGGCGATTTTGCTTTTTATCTCATCATTACTGAGATTAGCATCGTGCACTAATCGCTCATAGTCTTTATCGTCAAGAATTATCTGTTTTTTAATGTTCATATCCCTAATATTTCTGCTACATAAACAAATCCATAACATATATAATTATCAGCGTCATGCTCACCCCAATTCACATGCCATACGACGGCGCACGGGAAATATAATGGCATATCCTCAGCCATAGGATCCTCTTTGAAGTCATCAATGTTTATCTTCTCCCTCCACCTCCACAGGTCTTGGATATTGTTCAAAATTAATTTCTCCATAACTATGACGGATATTAGATGTTAGTAATTCTATAGCCAAGCTGATCATGGCTCCCGCTTCAGTAAGTTGATTCATTTGGGCGTACATTTTATGCTCTGCACTACGATAAGCCTCTCTACTACTTATGGTGTCTAGTAAATCATCTATAGCGTTTCTAGGAAGATCGGTCATCCCATGCCCTCCTATGCCCTTGAAATAATAAATATCACGACCAGCGTAAAACATGTCCTGATATCTTTTAGCTACATACTCTATCCCGGATAGATGGTATTTCTCGTTGTCTATCTCCACCTCTCCTTCTTCTATAGCTCTCAACAACTTCCAATCTATCTTTACATCAGCTTGACGATTTTTTACCTTTACATAGGCATATCCGCCATAATGAGAACCCAGCGTCCTCATCGTAAGTTCATTGACTTTTTGTTTGTCTCCATCCATAACAATCTGGTTTTTAATGTTGATACAAAAGTAAGATTTAAACAAAAATAAAAGCATGAATAATATAAAAATAATATTAATCATGCTTAAATATAAATATATCCCTTCTAGTTCTCACGGATATACGTATTCGTACTCATCTGGAGGAGATGTCTTATATTCAACATCGCACTCCATATTGGTGTAATAGTTATCCCCTTTTCTGTATACTAACGCTACCCAACAGTCATATTTTTTGCTGTATCCTATAAGAGGGACATTAGCCATAGGCGGATTATCCTCTGTTTTGTATCTTATTCTTGTTACTTGTTTCATATTTTCATGGATATAAATATTCATATTCTTCCGGTGGATATGTTTCAAATTCGGTGTCGTACTTCATACAAGTGTAGTACTTGTCTTTGCTTCTGTACACTACTATCCACGGACAGTCATATCTTTTGTTGTATCCTAAAAGAGGAACACCTTCCATAGGAGGCTTATCTTTCGTTTTGTACCTTAATTTTGTTATTTGCTTTATGCTCATATAATCTTATGTTTAAGTAATTCCATCATCATCGAAAACAATGTGTCTACAAGAAGTTTCTCGCTACTCCAATATATAGGGATCTCATCTATATCTCTATACGTTACAGACCATGCATGTTCTAGCTTATAACATTCGAATGTACAACCCTCTATCTCATATGGGAGTAAATTCAGTAACGTCCCTACATCCCAAACAGGGTTGGATATATCCGGGGTAACGGCCTCGATCAGTCCTATACGACCAGCGTCATCCTCCATAGAATGTAATTGATCCAGATACTTGTCTCTGAAACCGATGGCGGTGGAGATAGGGAGGCCGGCCTCGACCAGCACCCTCCCCTGTTCTTTTGTGGTGAATATCCTTTCTTTCATCTAACCCTTGATCTTTTTCTCTACAGTAACGATCGTATCATTATGCCATCCCCCATGAGCCACGAGAAGAATCTCCTGCTGCTCGAAACCAAGACCGGCCCCTATACCGCCGGAGTTCCATGCGCAGGTAATGACCACCCCGCCTTTCTTGGTGATCCTAGCTATCTCCTTCTTCTGTCTAGCCCAATAACTAGATTGCGTTGTTTGCATATTAACAGCACCTCCAAGTCTTTTATACGATTCAGATACCTGTCTCGCAGAATATGGTGGATCATATAATACCATATCAGCTATATTATCATCAAGATGACACAAGAAGTCCGTGGCATCTTTATGATATATAGCCTTAGTCTCAGGGTCAAGATCGTTGGTGATTGTCCCTATATCGCTGTTTCTGGCGAATGGATCCACTATAACCATCCCCTCTTCTCGATATTTATCTATAAGTTCCCTTATCGGTTTTATGCTGAATGTCTCGCTGTTCGGCATTGACCATTTCTTGTTTATAATCATCTCTTAACTCTGTTTTAAATTTAAGCTTCATAGTACTTCTAGGTACAGGATCGCATATGTCATCCCACCAATTCTTGTGCCCTTTCGGTGGATGTATATCCTTTTTCCATAAAGATCCCTTAACTGTCTTGATTCTTCCGTATGGTCTCATTTTGCTCGTGTTTACCTTCACATGTCACATTATATCCGTTTCTAATGACCCGAACATAAGCTCATCAGTAATCTTGCGAAATTCCTTTACAATATCATTTATCTGCTTACGTTCGATGCTCCTTAGCAAATGGGCTATCACATCCACTGTCCATCCATTGCCCGCTAAAGACATGGCCGTATTTGGGGCTATCCCGTCAAGGTAATCATCCGGCAATGTCTGTAGCCTACACATCTCCACCGGGGTCAGGTATCTGAATTTGTCTTTTATGTCAAAGGCGTTAGGATATCTTCCGGGAGGTAACGATGAGATTACGTTATCTTTCATAACCGTTGTCAGGCAATTACTTTTCTTGATGGGAGTGGTATTCTTATCTTTTCTTATCTCCAGACATTGCGTTATTTTTATGCCCATGTCACAATCCTTTCGATACCCGTCCTCTCCTATCCTTCTACCGACAATGGTTCCTATATATCTCCCTCTTATGGCTCCCGGATTCCAACCCTTGTCATGCTCTAGAATATCATCCAATGATATATGCTTGTCTTTCGGCATTTCTACCGGCCAATTACACCAATAAAGGCGATGCCGGGTCTGTGCCGAGACCAAGGCACTATCGATCTCCACCGGCTCCACGCCAAGCTCCTCGGTGATCACCCAGCGGTGCTCGTCCCGCATCCGGACGTTCTCGCCCAAGAACAGGACCTTACCTTTGGTTTCCTTTCTTAAATGCTTTACGATGTCCGAGAAGCAAAAGAAAAGCCTTCCACGAGCGTCCATGAATCCCTTACCCTTACCTGAGCTAGAGAAGCTCTGGCAACAGAACCCTCCCATGACCAGATCTATGTCTTTCCAAGGGATATCCCATGTTCTCCAGTTATTAACATCCCCTAATTGAATAATATTAGGAAAATGTTTTTGACTTACCTTTATGCATGTCTTGTCTATCTCTGAGGCATAGTAAGTCCCAATAGGTATACCGGCTCTTTGTAATGCTAGATATCCACATGATATCCCATCAAACAATGATAATACATTCATATTGTTTATCGTTTATTTATGCAATTCTATAGCAATTGTATCATCAAAGTGATCATTGACTATATCTCCCTTCTCTTTTATAGACATATCAGATAAAGAGGCAGGGTAGGATGTTATATAATCATTCGTATTTATAACAACCCTTATTTCCTTACTCTTATCCTTGACAAGCATCAATTCGTCTATCAAATCTTGTACTGTCATATTTTTCTCCGCTTTCATAAATCCTGTTTTTATTTATTCTCAGACCTAAAAATATCTTTTGCGAACATATCAAGGGCAAGTTTATGTATCTTAGGTAAGACCTTAACCAATTTAATACCAAAATTTTCGCCTCTCTTAACAAAAGTCCATTTACCATATATGATTCCATGCATCATATTCTGTATTACTTCCTTACTGTCTGTCAAGAATACTTGGTAATAGGCGCTACTGGCATAATCGAAATCCTTTCCATGATCATTCGCCGGTCTTAATATCATTACAGCCGAAGAGCGTCCACGGACGAACCCGTATATCTCAAGGCATTCATCAAACTCATAATTATCACGTTCCTCATCATGAACATCCTTAACCCATTTACATGGTCTCCCGTCCTTAAACGGGATCTTTAACTGTTTCTTTGCCATCTTTTAAATTGTATTATAATGTTATTACCTGCTCATAGGTGAGCATACCTTTGTAACCTCTAGCTTTTAGTTCCTCGATAAGTTCTCTAGGTTTGAATTTGGCTAGACCCGGGTTGGCAAACACTTTCGTTAATTTACCCCCCCCATCTGCATTGGCTTTTTTGGACGATTTGTAGGCATTTACACAATCCTTACAGTAGTATCCAAACCCATCCTTTTGTGATTTGTTCTTATAGAATTTATCTACTGGTAATTCTTTACCACATTTCTTGCATATTTTAGTCTCCATGTCTATTAAATTAAATTATGATTCAATGTTTTCAATCTTAAATTCCCAGTCCATAGCGTCATGCGTTGCTTTAAATCTGTTTCTTTATGACAATTTGGTTCCCGTATTGAGGTATAATGCATAAACCTTCATTCAATCCATTTATTTCCAGTTCCCCAAAATTATTTAGATTTATAATAAACTCATTACCAACCCAATCAAAAACTCGTATGCCATTTTTAACTTCTATTTCATCGTCACCGCAGCGATGATTAATAATATGCACTTTCATTACCTTCGTCCCTGTTGTCCTATATTTATAACTCTCAATTTATCATATTCCTCTGAAAGAATCCCATGATCAAACAATTTGTTAGCGTCTATCTTAAGACTTCTATAATTGTCAGTTATATTGATATCACTCCACAAGTTCAATTTTCCCTTATCATCCAATTGCATATGGATAAAACCTTTTGTCACCTTCTTTCCGGCTTTAAGAGCCTCTACGTCTTTATCGGTAATCTTTTTCATGCTTTCGATATTTTATCATTATAGTTAAATTCATCTTTCATTCTGATCTTTATACCTCCATATGATAATTCCTTATGAGCTGTAACAAAATAATCAACCGCATCTTCATCTAATAAACTATGCGGACACCTTTCCCATACAGGGTTTTGATCTAGATGACCCCATGTGGCTACAAGTAACCTATTCTTGTCATTATCAATAGCTATTTTGTATGTCCCTGTAGTAGACTTACGTTTAATGATCGCTCCATTTAACATCTGTTTCTTAGCCCAGCTCCATGAGCCTCTCAACCCAAATGTTCTTATAACCCAGTTATTTATCTTCTTCATTTCAAATTATTTGTTAAAAGTGTAATATAAATATAAATACATAAATTGAATAGGGCTATTCACCATGCCCTTATCAGTAGGATCATCGTATTTGTCAAGCCAAAGACGAAGCGCCTCCCAATCGATATCCTTACGGTCACATACCATGCAGGCTAGGTTAGCCCCGAACAGTTCCCCGTCGCCGCCCAGCGACTTGTTAAATCTCTTGGCTAGTCTTCTTTTGAATCCCTTATCATACCATATCCCGGAGGTAGCGGCATAACAATAATAAGCGTTGTACTTCATTTTCACGCCCATCCTCTCAAATAAAGGCGTATGCCATATCCGGTCAAGGAAGAATACTATTCCACGATAGATAAAGGTTCGGAGATTCTTCCTGTATTTCTTCCCTAAGAAGTTATCTACGCAAGATATAGTCCCGCCTGAATAGTACCAGTTATTGGCACCTCTCTTGACCTTATCCGTCATCTTGAACTTATTTTTCCTATCCTCTACTCTATCCCAAGGCTTTAATTTATCCTCGTTAAATGTCGGGCAATAATGATAGTAATGATTGATCCACGAGAGGTAGGGGTTGTATATCGTATATCCATTGTCGCTGACATATGAGTTCATATCATACCCAAGTTCTTTGGCTAGAATAGATCCTTCATCAGCTAATACCTTCAATATCGGGTTCAAGTTCCATATCTGATCTTGGCTGACGAACATCGAGTAGCATGGATCCTCATCCTCCCCATACCATCCTCCCATCCCGCTCACTATTTTATCCAAATCAAGTGAATAATCTTTCCCGGATGAAAAGTCATCTCTAAGGAAAAAACCTCTATATGGGATCATGTCATATACACCCGGTTGATCCTCAAACATATGTTTAGCGTTCTCGGTCAATCTGATCAATGTTTGCAAGGCGGAAGATATATCTATGGGCGCATATTCACACCTATAGACCTTATTATTTATCCAAAGATATTGAAGAAGCTCGGCTATATTAATAGTCCCGTCCTCCACATATCCTGTCTTGTTATCGAAGTTTATTTTGGCTAGAGGTATATTACTCCCTTGTGGTTGACCGCTTTTTTCATTACAACAATGCACGAACCTGTCAAAGAATATATCTTTCCAGCCAAAATATTTATCACTTAGCGTCATGAGCCTATTTCTTATCGTATAATGACATGACGTTAATAAGATCAGCCTTTCTGCACATCCCCTCAAGTTTATTAAAGCCATCCATATTATCTCCACTGACGATAATAGTAGGATATACCTCTATACCGTACTTGGATATCTCCTCATCCGTGGCTTTGTTCTCCGGGATCTGGTTTAACGTGACCTCACCCTCATATTCCTGTAACGTGTTGGCGATAATATATCGCATGTAATCGCTGTACTCAGCGTCTTTCTTCGTGAAAAAATCAATTCTTACCATTTTTAAATAGTTTTTAATTTGTTAATAATTAAATCCGCTGTAAATATAGCGTTATCTACCTCATCTACACTCAACCTCCTCCCATCGAAATCGTTGGACAATAAATCTTTTACGATCTGATATCTTCTCAACTCCCAATTTACGTCTACATCAAAATTCAGATTCTTTACATAATCATAATTTAATTCATTATAACTGTAACTGAGATACTTAACTATCGGGAATAGGCTATCATCAATAGTGCGCTTGATTACATTAACGTATTTACCTGTTCTTTTGTCGATAGCTCTTAATCTCTCATCTACTACTCTTTTTCCTGACTCTTCCATTCTATAAGCCCTTTGTTATGTTTATCGTAATATAATAACGCTATGGCGTTCCAGCATACGGCGGATAGATGCATGAATCCCTCCTTATCATATCTCTCCCCTTTCGTATAAGCGACCAAGTGCCTCATGAGTGCACCTAGATAACGATTAAATCCATCAGGTATATCTTGCCATGAGTTATCGGCGTACTTCTTGGCTCCTTCCGTATATACCCTCACGATGTCCTCTATCTCAGCCAAAGGAAGAAGATCCCACCGGAGTTTACCGTCGGCCCGGTCGTCCTTCCCGCTGCCGTCTTTCCCCACAAGCGGCCCGCTTTCCACCACTGCGTCTCCTATTTTTGGCTTCCCGAAATTTATCGCCTCATCCGCCGTTTCATCATCAATAAGCCTTAACTTGATAGCTCTATTTAACGAAACAACCATCTCCTCATCAGCCCAAATGGATTTATATGTCTCATCAAATAACGGTTCTATTTTCATCATTCCCGTATTGTCGGCGGTCTCAAGTACTTCAAATACCTTACCATCATAAACGACCTTGTCGTATTTGCTAAATTCCTCTTTCATCTTAAACTCCTTTTTGTTTTATTATTATTACTGGATCATCATTAAATGGAGATAATATCCCAATATGCAACAATATATTGCGCTCATCACCCTCGTTCTTCTCAGCTTCAATAACATTGATATTCGATTTGTTGCTAGATATAATATCGCTATCTATATTAGGATCATTTTTGATTATAGCCCATCCTTTTATAATAGGCTCATGATTCATTAACTTAGCGACATCTTCTTCAACCAACCAATATTCCTCGAAAACAGTATCCGGATATTTAGCCTTTATTTCCTCGTAAGTATCATACCATGTCATATTTTCATGTTTTAGATTAATAAAATTCACTAAGATCCCTACACTCTGGTGTCTCTCCTGTCATAGAATAAAGCTCACCAGATGATAGATATACGCAATGCGAGGTCTTCCCGTCTCTCCACTCGCTTTGCTTCGTAATTCCGCAAATAGCGCAGCGTTGGATCCCCGGCCCCGCCTTTACTCACGAGTGCCGTACGTTTTTCTTTCTTGTCCTGTTGGTGTCGTCAAGTTTTCTCATGATCAATCCTCCAAGGCCGTTACAATTTTATCTTTCCCGATAATAACCTCGTTCCCGCTTCTTACATCAAAGCATCTCTCACCCTCTGCCTCCTTGAAATAAAGAACGCCATTGTACTCGAATAAACCGAAGCCGTAATCATCTAGCTTCATTTCGTTAAGTTTCTTGAATTTGCATACGTTTTTCATATTCTCCATATTATATTGCATTACTGGAAATATCATTATGATACTTATACCTATCACAAGCAGCCCTGTGTAAAACTTTTGTGAATCATATTTTTCCCATCCCTCCATCATCATGACAAAGGAGATTACTATTATTATAATAATAGATATCAATCCTACCATATCACATCCTCCTCTCTTTCAAGAATCCCATCATATCCTCCACGCTAAGTTGGAAGCCGGCAGCCGCCTTATGACCGCCTCCACCGGGATTGGCCTTGCGTGCCAGCACCGAGACATCCACCTCCTCTTTGGTGGTATAGAACGAGCATCTAAAGAATCTTCCGTTCCAGCAAAATGGCATCATCAGATCATGTCTTTTAGGGTTATACATAGATTCAAATGTAGTAGAGTTAAACTCCGTGGTATTCATACATATAGCCTTGTACCCAAATACATCAGCCTCGAATGAGAATATATTTATCTCGCCCCTGTTTTTCTCAACGATATACTCCAGTATCGCCTCCCCGTTCCTTATCATGTCATATATGAAGTCATGATCGCCATCCATGGCCCTTGCCGCCATATCCACGTCAAGACCACAATGTCCTCTCATCCCGTATTGGAACGCCATGACATCACTCCATTCGAAGCGATCATGATCCCATACATCATAAGCGCTCAATAATTTTACCACGTCAGGGGTTTCGATATCATCGAAAAGATATTCCCACGTAAGCTCACAAGCCGCCGTTCCGATACGTCTCTTGCCCTTTACCTCGTAATCCCTCATATCGTCTATGGCGGTCTTATGATGGTCTATCCATACGACATCTATACCTTTCTCTTTCCACTCATCGAAAAGGAATCTTGTTCTGTTTCCAAATGACACGTCAACTGCAAACACCTTATCATATTTATTCACGTCAGGTATTTCCTTGCCGTAATTGTAAGGAAGAAGATCAATGTCCCCTTTGAAATACTTTTTTACTATAGCCGCTGACATTACTCCGTCAAGATCAGCCTCATGATATATACATCCTGTCATAATCTATTGTTTTTGATTAAAAAATCTATGTATTCTTTTATATCCTTGTTCCTATCATTATCCCAGTCAAATGTCTCGTTTATGAATTTGAAGTACGATACCGGAATTGAATGCAACATCCATCCACAATACTTGCCGAATGTCATTAACGTAGAGCCAAGGGGATGATCCGGTCTTCCTGGAACAGGGGCGGCGGTTACGCCCTGCGCCAGCCCCCTCCTACGATCTTTCTTGGCTGCTTTGATATCCAGATCTGTTTTCGTTACCTTATCCCCCATCGGGATATTAGTTATTAGCTTATCGCCGATAAACATCCCCCATCCATATCCTTTGTAGTTCTCTATACTAAGTTTCCTTATATCACCGAACCTTGACGAGTTGTTACAACAATCAACGACCAAAGCACTATCCTTTCCGTCTTTTATACGGACTGCCCTTCCAAGCCACTGATAAAACGATGAGAATGAGAATGTCGGTCTCCCTACTATCACGCAATCCAGACCCGGATGATCGAATCCCGTACCGAGGGCGGAATAGTTGAACACTACCCTCGTCCCACCTGACTTGAATCTCTCGACTATAGCCTCCCGCTGCTTCTTTGGCGTGCCTCCGTGAACTACCTCCGCCATGCCAGCGCATATCTTGGCGTTCATCCATTCGGCGGCAGTATTACAGCTCTCAACAGAATCCATAAATACCAGTATAGATCTGCATACGTCTTTTAATACCATCAACCGACGTAAAATAAGGTTGTTTAAGCCGTTTTTTCTCACCGCCTCACTAATAGACTCAGCCGTATATTCGGAGCCGTTAGAATTAAGTTTAAGGGCATCCCCATTGAAATCCCATGTCTCATATTTAAGAGGTGTCCAAAATCCTTGCCTTATCATCTCCTCTACCTGTATCACGTGAATCAGGTTCTTGAAATATACCGGTCTCATACGAGTGATGAAATTAAGTTGGGAATATGATGTCTGTCCTATCGACATGTTTTTAAGTCTACATGGCGTGGCTGTAAACCCTATCACCTTTTTCGGTTTCAGTTCATTCATGAATGTCATAAACTCGCTACCATCCTCCGGGCTATACCCGGCATGAGCCTCATCTATCAATACGTTCCTGATCCCCATCTCCTTAAGCTGACCAATAACTTTCTTGACAGATCCTAATGTGGCGTATATCATGTTAGATAGTTCTTTCTTGCCACAGGAGGCGGAGTAGATGGTAGCCGGTATGCCATACGACGTTATCTTGTCGTGGTTCTGTTGCAGCAATTCTTTTGATGGTTGTAAAATCAGCGTCTTATCTCCCATCAATCTAGCCGCCTCTGCTATCAGCAGTGACTTACCGCAACCTACCGGCCCTACGATTAATACCGGATCGCTCCTATCAGAGTTTATGTAATCGGAGATACTTTTAACACACTCCTCTTGATATGGTCTTAACTTGTATATCATTTGGATCTGTAGTTATCAAAAACGTCTTTTACGTACTCTAATCTTATCGCACACTCCCGGTCATCGTCCATTTTCACCATCAAAGTCTCTTTGGTCTTGCTTATGGCTATCACCTCTCCTACTCCTATCTGGGTATGGACTATATCGCCTAGCTTTATATTACATTTGATCATGGTCAAGCTTTTTATTAAATTCCTCTATCTTGCTCCTGTCTGTCTCCTTGGTCATCTTAGCCTCTTCCTTAAACATATCATACCCTTCCCGGATATTGTCGCCAACCATATTCTCTATCATCTCCCTTAGCTCATCGCTTCTTACGGCAAAAGATATCTGGAATGATTTACTTGTGCCTTTCATCAGGTAATCAATCTCCTTCTTACATTCTGCCATTAACCGATCCAGATTATCGAACTTAACGAACTTGGAGTTACCATTGGCTTTTCTTACCCCATCCTTGAAATCCTCCAATATCCCGTTAAATACATCCGCCATACACATCATGGAATGTAGCCATACCAGCATATTGAATTTATATTCATTATCAGCGTTATTCATCAAACTCACCAAAGACTCGCTTTTTGTCAACATGATCTTCGATTCCCGGTCTACGATATCCTTTATCTCCTGCCGGTATTTCATGGCACCAACGAAATCCATTTTAGAATAACATTCATTTGATTTCTCTACCAATTTCCTAATATCCTTTCTAGACATCAGAAGATCCAATACCTGTTTTTCTCTTTCGTTTTTATCCATAATCATTTATTTATTGACACAAATATAATTAAAGCCTAGATATTTACCTAGGCTTTTTAATAAAGTTAATCTTTTTTATTCTTTCTTTTTGACTCATCCCAATCCGATGAGTACCTGCATGTCCCTTGTTTGTGGATCGAGAAATCGCACCAAAAACACAAGGGCTTGGGGCGGGGTTCAAGGCAGGCCGGCTGGCGTCCCATGAGGTAGCGCTTCTCGTACTTATACCCTTGTTTGGCATCGTCCCAAACGTGAGCTTGATAGCTATCTATTTTATTTGTCTCGAAATCATACATGTCAAGGAGAATATCGTTAAGTTCCTTGACAGATCTCTCTACTTTCTCCTTATCTACCTTCACGTTCTGATTGTCCAGCATGCGGGTAAAGAAATAGCTGCACATATCCGGCAATACCTTGTACTTTCTCAGTATGTAGAAGGCGTATATCGGATGTTGGAGATTATGAAGCAGCTTATCTTCATCGAATAACTTTCTCCCGGACTTCCAGTCTATCGTATACATGGCTATCCTGTCCTTTGTCTTATACTCTCCACGCCAGTCCACCGATCCTATGATATGTACCTTATCGTACGTCACGCCATCCAAGGTAAGGGGCTTGGGTAGCTTATAGGGCAGGACGAAGTCCTCCTCCACGCCGGCCGGTCTCGACCCCCGGACCACCTTCTCCATTGGCGTAAGATCAGACCATGCCTTCTTATAATTGCCAGCAGCATCCTTCTCAAACAACCCCACAATCCATCTTATTAGCCTAGCCGCATGTTGCATAGACTCGATCTGGGATTTTACGCTATCAAAAGGGATCTGTTCTATATCGGCGTAGTAATTGAAAGCCTTACTCATATCCTCATAAGAAGGTCTGCATCCGTTCTTGAAGAAATACTCCATTGTCTGGTGGATAACCGTACCATATGACGTAGCTTCGTGCTTTTCCGTGGATCTGTGACCCTCCACGTAAGTCTTATACCATTTATATGGGCACTGGATGAACGTGTCTATCTGCGAGTAAGAGGCGGCGAGAACCTTCTCTCCGTTTATAACCTTACATAATAAGTTATTCTCCGGTATTACCATAAAGCTTATCTATTTTTATGTCATGTCCGTATAAGTCCATTAACAGGTTTTGTAGATGGTGAAGATTCTTAATCTGAATAGGATCGCTTAGATCGTCTTCCAGATCCCTAAGCCCAAGATAATACCCATCATCAAAAATCTCTATAGATATTCCATAGCCTCGATATACATCCCGCCCCTTATCACGCTTGAAATAGATAGTATCAAGTATATTATCATCTATCTCAATAGGTATGACATCATCTTCCCCGGAATACCATTTCATTATCCCATCATCAACCTCACATTCAAGGATCAATGACTTACTTTCATTACGCATACCAGCAACGCACCCTACTCTCCATATATTGCCAGCCTTGTCTTTTACAAGATCCCCTATCCTTAGTTCTTTAGCCGAAATCATACTCGTCCTCCTCGTTGTAATCGTCATCGCAATCATCGACAAGAGGGGTCTCTAGCCCCTCTTCCCAATCATCATATCCGAAGTCCATTACTTACTATCAAGCCAATCGTACAACATATCCACAAAAATCCCTACAGTTAGTTCATCGACAGATTTATCGCCAAAGACATCATCCGGTATCCTTATATCCATCTTTTCTTCAATCCCTATCAATACCTCTAATAAATCAAATGGATCCATAGCTAGATCGGATGACAAATTACTGTCTTCTCTTACATCGTCAATTACCTCTATATTATTAATGTAATTGAACTCATGCATTTTCTCGAATATCTCTTCCCTCACTATCTCCAATAACTCATCTCTTTTCATAATCCTTTAAATAATTGTACAACATATTTGCAATCTCTCCTACCGTCAATTCGTAATAAGGCTTGACATCAAGCACTTCATCAAGTATACATCTACCAGTTCTCTTCTCCATTTCCATTACGACTTCCACGAAATCAAGGAAATCCAAGGCCATATCCGCGCCCAGCTCATCATTATTGGTTATCGATTCAGGACGATTAAGCCCATTAAATTCACCTACCTTTTCGAATATCACCTCTTTTATCATTCTCAATAATTTATCCTTTTCCATAATCTAAATCGACATTTTCAATCTTCTACCTAATTCTTTTTTTATATCCGATATCCTTTCGATATCCATCTTAACATCGCCTGTGATAGCGTATTCCTTATCCATTCTCTTTGGGGGATCCGGAAGCCGGCTTATGGCGAACAACCATGCCAGCTCCTTGTTCTTGTTCTCCCTAAGATACAAGTCAGACGTCATGCCATACATTTTTATGATCGTATCGAATAACGTTGATTCCGATAAACTCATATGCACGCTATACACATTTGATGGTTTCCAGATCAAGTTATCCAATCTCATCGTATATTCACGTTTAAGATCTATGTGAGATATTACGGCCCTTACTATAGGTTCTTCCTTGAAGTTGGTGTTAGCCACAAACCAGATAAGCCTTTTTTCCACCTCCTTGATAGCTCCTGTATCCTTACCCATATCGTTATATACCCCAACGATACGGTCCCGGACCCCCTCGACCTCCGGTGTCAGACCGGGTGTCTCTATCAGCATCAGCAGCGATCCTCCCCTTGGCGTTATCTTCCACTTCCCATTCTTCTGAAGCTCAATATAACCAGATGCTTTATAACTATCTATTTTCTCCTTTGGAATGGTGTTAGCCATCTCTTCTTTTTGCCGGATCATCAAAAGATATCCAACATCAGACATCGTTAATCCTGATGTCATCATCTGTTCAAAATTTATATACATATGTAAATAAGTTAAAATATTGACCTAATCTTTCTGGCTACCCTCTCGACTATATCGGGATGATCATTTCCGTTATATATATCTATTAGCGTATCTATTATATGTAACCTTATGTTTTTCTTTGATGAATGAAACCAAAAAACTCCATTTTTTCTGTTTATAGGTTTGAATATCTTCAGTTCTGGTATAAGATAACACGCCACACATGATCTTTCAGCAAGTGATAATTCAACCGCTGTCCTTTCTATTGCTATGCATATAAACGCATAATTATCATTCTTTATTAGATTGTAAGCTCTTCTCAACACCCTAAGGACGTCTGCTTTCGATAATCTCTTTCCCTTTTTCATATTGTTTTACTGTATAAGATTCATTAGCCATACCAACCCTACCAACTGATATAGATTGATTTATAGATTGGTTAAGATGCCCTACAACCGACATCTTAGCCCTAACCGTATTGGCGCATCTTAGAAGGATTCGATAATCCTCTAACGCCCTCTCGTATCTTACGTCCACCCTAGCCCTTTTATCAGCATCAGTCATGCTCTTACATACTCCGTCCTCCCTCAGGCTTATAGCGATCTTGTCCCGTATGATTCTGATATCATCCTCGGCTATCACCAGTTCGGCGTCAAGAACCCCCTTGTATGAGCTAAGAAGATCCTCCACCGCCACAACTTCCCTTTTTAGGTTCTCCAATTCCAATATCATTGAGTTGTCATTTATCCTTTTATACTCCTGTACTTTATTGGATACCTCATCACAGATACTCATGATCTCCTTTTCCCGTTCCCTATTTATGATATATCTGATGCTGTATTTAGCCATTTCCTTCAACGAGGATATAATTTCCTTTATCCCCATCTTATCCTCAACCGACAATACGGTCTTCAAGAACATTTCCAGCACCTTTATCACTACAAGCAAGTAATTATGTCTCAATCTCATGTCAATAAGGTGTTTCGTCATGTACTACATTGAAATCATCACTGGGCGGTATATATTGTTGCTCCAATGGAACACCGGGAGGTGGGGGCGGAAGCGTCACTACGGTCGTATCCGGCTTGCCGCTACCCACGGGGGCATTCGAGCCTCCCGGTCTTTCTTGGCGCACCACCCCTCCATCAGGATAATATCGCTCATATCCTTTCATGATATCTACATGTATAGCGTCAATCTCCTCCAATGATCTTTGACGGACCTTTACGATATGATGGAACAATAATCCATCCACACGGAAGGATCGTCTTGACTCGCTCTTGAAACGTTCCAGATTAGGATACCATCCTTGCGGAAATTGCATGTATGAGGAGTACCCGTATCTTTTCGGTATATTTAACGCTACCATAGCCGTACATAACTGTCCCAATGTATCTGATTGATAAAAATCAGATTGCTTTGGCATATGATCCTTTGGATCCCGCCGTCCTTCGATATCACGATTGAGTTGGGATATTATAAGAAAGAAAATATTAGGAAAAGTTCTTTTAGCGATATTACACATGGTTATCAACGAGTCGATATTTCTTTTGGCGTCTCCTGAACCTTGTACTAGAGCCGTATGATCTATAGACACGAATACCATTTTCTTATCCTTGTTTATTGGCATATACTCATTCCATAGAAAGTTTTGAAGCTCATCTACGGTTGATGGTTTAGGGATGTATGTTATTCTGCTAGAGTTCTCTTCCTTGAGGCATCTCTGCATTTCTTTTACCTCATCTTCTGACATCTCGTTAAGGAGTATATCTTGTATGTCTTTCCCCATTTTTTTTGATAGTGAACGTAACATCAAATCTTCTGGGTTCATTTCAAACTCACATCTTAACCATACATAATCATCTGCCTGTGGATTGATATTGACATTCATCACATTGCTCATGATCTTCTGCGCCAAATAAGACTTGCCGACTCCGGGTCTAGCTCCTATGGCTACCGCATGCTGGGGGTAAAATCCCCCCAGCAAAGCCTTATCCAGATAAGGATATCCGGTATGAGCCGGGAGAAGTTCCCCCGACTGATACTTTCTTATCCTCTCATAGGCATCCATGATAATCTCCTTGGATGACCTCCATATCCTATCCTCACTCATCCTCTTGCGTTTCTATCGCCAGCCGTATCGGATTTAGATCCTCTGTTAGCTGATCTTGATTTATATCTTAATCCCTTAGCCGTATGGCATAGGTCCTTCCCCTTCCGATAAGCCTTCCCCTTCAACTTATCGGTCTTGTAGTTCTTGCGACCCAATTCCCGTCTCTTGGCTTTCTGCTCAGGTCTGGCGTTGATCTTCTTGTCCGTCTCAGCCTTCTTCTTTCTGGCTTCCGGATGTGTCCTGTAATATTCAGTCGATCTCCCCATCCTCTTCGTCCTCCTCATCATCAAAATCTATATTCTCTTGCATATCCAAATCCTCTTCCTTTAAAAAAGATGGATATTCCAATCCCAGACGCTTAATCATATACGAATATGGATCAGACGCAAATTCATCTGGTATCTCCCATGTGCAAGGGAATGTACCTATTACCTTTTTAAATTTATCGGCTAATTCGCTACTCATCCCCATATTAACCATTTTATTATAAACTGTAGCTTCTACGCTACTTACATTGCCCCCAACATAAAAACCTGTTGGTTTGTGAACAAAATAAACTTTCTTCATTTTACATGTATTATTCATTTTATTAAAGGTATCCAATTTGATTCGATACTCAAATGTTCCATTATCATTAGCTCTAATGCTCATATTTATCCTTCTTGCGATCTCCATAACTCATATCCATATCACACACCACCGTATCGGTCGTGTCGTTTACCACATGGAACAGGAACTCCGGGCACCCGTGGCAGGCGTTGCTCCCGATCACCACCGCTCCGTGCCTAGGGCAAGCCTTCTTTACCATGGTTCTATCATATATCCGTATATGATTATCGCTATACTTTTCAATATATCTCATGGTATTAAGTAGTGATGGCAAAGACATCTTATATGGGGATACATGTTCTATTGGTATATCCAATTCACCAGATAGGCTTTTGTAAATATCCTGCACATCCCGTTTTGTTCTATACGCAAATATATTAATCTCAGTCATTGCCATATCCATACTCCTAAGAAGATCCGGCTTAGCCAGCCTCCCCATCGGCTTCTCAAAAGGATCGGATCTCATCCAAGCTCCACACTTCTCGCATCCAACCTGCTTCCCCTCTACCGTATTTATTATAGTGGATGGGGTTTTACAGTACGGGCATACGGATCCGTTTAACATAGCTTTCTGGGCTAAAGATAGCTCTCTCATGCCTTTTCTTGTATTTTGACATTAAATAGATCACAGAATCTATTAAAATTCCTGTTCTCTATTCTCATATCTTCCTCATACCTATCAATTGACTTGATGAAATCATTATAGCAGTCCTTGCACATCCATTGATTGATTACCGCCACGTAATAACCTACGGATGTAGGTCTGTTACACATATCGCAAATACCTAAGCACCCATATCTGGTGAGCTTATCCATCATCTCCTGTCTTGTTATTTCAAGCACCTTGAATTTCTTGTAATTGTCAACTACCTTTGCCAT